ATTCTTCGGTTTTTGTACCACCAACGGTATAGTGATTCCATTTCCATTTCTGAGTCGTTCTACCATTTGCATCTTTAATGTATTGTTTGGAACTTGGTTTTAATTTTATAGGCATTGTATTTTCTTTTTAAAACTTATTTGCAGTCTTAATATCATCTATAGATTCCTGTAATTCTGATAAATCAACAGGACATAATAAATCTAAACTTGCTTTAAAAATATCTTCTTTGACTCCTTTATTAAATACAATTAAAGTTGGTGCCATTCTTATACGGAATTCTTTCTTTAATTTAAGTGCTGTTGATACATCGACTCTGAAGTATTTTGCTCCTTTAACCTTGTCCCATTCCTGAAAGGCATTTGCTTGATTGAATTCAGCCCAAAACTCAACTATTACAACATTTTGATCATTATCTCCAAAAGCATGTCTTTCGTTTATTTTTGCATGGAATTCTGCTTCTGTGATAAATTCTTGTCCGAAACATAAAGTAGATGTTGTAATAATCAACAGTAGACTAAAGAGTGTGTTTTTCATAACTGTTATAATCTATTATTGTCTTTTTTGTATTTCGTAGATACGTTCATCTAGTTTTTCTAACTTGTCTAAGATATCCTCTACGTCATCTTGTGTATCCATTATCGTTTGACGGATAAGTTCATCCTTTAAGTCGTATTCAATTCTCTCTATAGACGGTTTAGGTAATTCTTTTGCTTCTTGTATATCACCTTGTAATGTAAACCACATTCCTATAATTGTTGAAATAAAAACAATTACCATTCCTATAGTCTTAAGATCTAAAGAAAAATCTGGTTTTCCATCTCCATCAATATCTACTCCAACTTCAACTTTGTCTACCTTCCTTGCCATATTTTTATTTTATTTGAAAGTATAATTTAAACCAAATGTAGTTTGGAATAACCTACTCTCCCACATTTTAGAATATTCACCTTCAGCAAATACTCCTAAGTTTTTTCCTACTTTCCATCCAAATGCAACTCCCATTGAGAAATCTGACCATTGTTCTGGTTCAGCTCCTTCTATTAATCCACCTGGTCCCCAATTGCCTCTATTTAAGTATGTAAAATCTCCATCTCCTTTGATGTATTTGTGTTGAGGAAGTATTATGTTTCCGAATGAATGTAACCAAAAATTGTTTTTGTAGTGATAGAAATCAAATCCTACTATTGGTGCTAATTCTACAAATGGGTCTACTAAATCCCATGCTTCTCTATTATACCTATTAATAATACTTGGAAATACTTCTTCTCTAAATTCTAAATCTGTATTAGCTACTATATTACCATCTTCATCTTTCCAAATCCAATCATTTGTTGTATTTCCACCTGTTGTAGATGTTGTATAATGGTCTGAATAACCATATTGGAATCCTAATGTGTACCAAGGATTAGTGTAGTATGGAGTTCCGTTTGAATCTGGTGCCATTTCGTTTAACCATATTTCGAATGGATTATATCCATATGCTCTATCATGTCCTCTAACTACAACACCTGCTGATATAGAGAATTTCTTACCTATTGGTAATCTTGCTCTTAGTTCTGCTGATTTATAATTAAGATTGATTTTAGATACCTCTCTACTCTCTGCTTTGAAGATGTGGTATTTACCTGTATGTTTTAAAAATACTCTATGGTTTTTGAAATTTCTACCGTTCCATCTTTCATTTTCGAAATGAATTTGATACTCTAAACCTTGTATTGCCGATGAAGGTGCTGCATATACTAATTGGCTTTCGTTACCATCGTAAAAGTTTTTAGGTTTTCTTTCGTAATCGAATCTAGCTAACTTTCTTATACCAATACTATATCGGTAATCAAATGGAAATCTATCAGTAACATCTTCTATATCTGGTATAGAATAAATACTCCCATCTTGGTTTGTTCGTAATACGTATGTTGGTTCTTGTGCTTCTACTGCATTTGAGATGTCTCCAGCTGCATAAACTGTACCATACTTTAAGAAGTCTTTGTATAGGTTCTCAAAGAAGTTGGTTTTCTTTTCCTGTCCTAATGCGGATGTAAATTATTAAACTTAGGATTATTAATAAGTGTTTCATGTCTTAATATATTTACTGATTATTTATTTCCAAATGCTTTTCCTGCTTCGGCGATACCGAAACACCCTAAGGTTACTATCACAAAAGAGTTGTATATAATATCATTGATAATTAAGTCTTTACCAATAAATCCCATTGCTAAGTCTGCTATGGCAAATATTACCATAATAGAGAACGAGACAAATCCTATTATGGATTTTTCGTTAATGTCGTTGTCGTTTTTAAATAAATCCTTAAAGGCCATTTTATAAGTTGTAATATTATTCTCTTATAAATAGCACTAAAAAAAAGAGAATAGACGTTATATCTACTCTCTAATTTAATTTTTAGTCTTCGTATATCTGATCCTGTAGACCATGATATATTACTCTACTCAGCTCCTGTAGACTCTTTGGGGAGGAATTCTGGGTTAACATTTCCGCATTCTTTGCAAGCAAAGACGGGGATTGGTATGTAACTTGGTTTTCCGGTTCCTGTAAGGAGACCTGAAGCTTTTCGGAGGTGAACGACTTGTTCGAAATAGATTCCATTGCAATTTTCACATTTGACTGCAACAGTTTGGCTGTAATCTAAGTTTTGGGTTGGGTTTTGCATTCTTTTAATAACAGACTTCTACTTATTTTTTTTTCTTCCTCTACGAGGTTTTCCTTTTGTAGCAGCTACTATGTCTTTTGTTTGCTCGACGACATTTTTTAGAGCTCCTTTGACATCCGAAAGCTCTTCCTTAACTCTTTTCACTCTTCTTTTTGTTTCGGCTACTGTATCGTCGATATCTTCTTTGATATCTGAGATTTTGTCTTCTACTGAATCTGGAATAAGGTCTTGGTCTCTATCTGCGATAGATCCTTTGCTCCAAAAATAATAATAAACTCCTGCTCCAATGGCTAGAATTGCTAAGATAATTAAAACTGTTTGCATAATTAATAAATTTGTTGTTGTTAGTATATATAAATATACGGTTTTTAAAGTTCCGTGTTAAACTTTTTGGCATAAATTGCTGTTTGTTTTTGCTTACGCTTAACAGCACTAGGTTTTATAAAGGCCTGTCTCTTCCGTAACTCTTTGAGCAAGCCAGTATTCTTAACTTTTTTTTTGAATCTCTTGAGTGCTTGGTTGATATTTTCTTTTTTTCCTAGCTTTATTATTAACATATAATATAATATAAGAATAAATATTCAATTAAACAACTTTAATAGGTGTTAAAATTTTTTAAATCCTACTTTTTCAAACATTTTTTGAGCTCTTATGTTCCAATCATCACAATGTAGGTATATTGTTTTGATGGATTGTTCTAAGTTATGGCAAGACTCTCTAACAAATCTGACAGTATGTCCATCTTGTCTATCTTTGACCATAAACATATTGTATAGGTAATCTCCATCAAACCAAACATAACCTAAAGGTCTTTCTGTTCTATCTCCTATTCGTTGGTAAACGAACATTACTTGGTCTTGTTTAAAACGATTAAGTGCTTCTTCTAAGTCCCACATATCTTTCCACTGTACTTGTGAATTGAATGAGCTAATACAAGACTTAATTAACTTATGCCACTTATGTGCATTTCCTCCAGTAAGTTTTAAAGCAAAGAAACCGTGCGGTACTATATCACTTGCTATATTTTCTAGATCTGCTGAGTAGTATATTTTAGAGGATTTCATCACAAGCTATCTGTAACCCTAACAATAAGGAAGCTGAATTATATTCTTTCTGCACCTCAGCCGCTCGAGTTTGAACCTGTACAATCTTATTTGCTTTTGTAGCTTTAGCTAACAATTCCAGGATTTGATCACTTCTTCTTTCATCAGGGGATTTATCAAGGCCGAACATTTCATCTTTTTCCGCCATATTTTCATAATACTTGGTAACTGAGTCTGACATAACTTATTGTTTTTTATTTTTTTTGTTTAATATGACGCGATTTAATTCACGGAATAGTAAAGACGTTGGGTTATGAGCTATATGTCGCATTTTACTTTTAGTTCCTAGTGCTTTCATATTGCTTGATCCGGATAAAAATTATCGAAATCGTCTTTATTATGTTTTTGTTTTCTTTTATATTTAGACTTATCTTCGTGATCTTTCTGTACCATTCGACGTCTCGATAGTTGAGCTAACTCTCCTACCGTGTACTTCTCTTGGCCGATTATATCTCGATTTTTCATCTTATATATAAATATACGAAAAAAATAGATTAGAACCTAATATTAATGGTTTTATCTTCCAAGTCTGCCCTATATAATGCCCGGTGGCTGTCGGAAGGTTCGTAGAATTTGCGCGTGGTAGAGAGAAAAACGCCCTCGCCCGTGATTTTGTCGTAAAATAGAAAAAGATCTTACCGTTTTTATTGATAAGATCCTTTACTTTATTAACTACTTGTTTTTAACTCTTATCTTCGTTCACTGAAGCTTTTCTGTAATCTGTGCATAATTTTTTAACTGCTCCAATTGCTGCTCTTGCTCTTCGTTGAGAAACTTTAGTTGATCCGTTGTGTTCAGTTTCAAATTCTCCAAAGTGTTTTACGATTTGTTCAAATAATTCTTGTTTATTCATAATCTTAATTTTAATTTAATTATTGCATCATCATACTAGGATCTATTCCTGGCATACTTGGTGCGTTGTTTTCTTCTTTAATATTAGTTATTAGTGCTTCAGTGGTTAACATTGTACCAGCGACACTAGCTGCATTTTCTAAAGCTAATCTAGTTACTTTAGTAGGATCTATCACTCCCTCGTCAAACATATTTACATACTGACCTGTTCTAGTATTATATCCATGCCATTCATCTTTACTGGTGGTAACTATTTTGGAAATCTCTACAACCTTATCTCTTGCAATTCCTGCATTAGTTAAGATGGTGCAAAATGGTGTACCACAAGCTTCAAGTAATGTAGTAAAGCCTAGTGCTTCGCTTTCATTATCTGTATAACTCCATAATTCCGGATCGTCATATAGCTCTTTACTCGCTCTTAGTAATGCTACTCCTCCTCCAGGTAAGAAACCTTCTTCTAAGGCTGCTTTTGTTGCGTGAAGAGCGTCGTCTACACGATCCTTTTTTTCTTTCATTTCAACTTCAGTCATTCCACCTACATATACGATAGCTACTCCTCCTACGAATTTTGCTAATCTATCTTGTAAAGTTTCTTTCTCGTATGGTGATTTAGTTTCATCTACTTGAGTCTGTATCTCTGATACTCTTTGTTCGATTGATGCTTGGTCTCCATTAGCGTCAATAATAGTTGTGTTATCTTTACCAACAGTTACTTTCTTAGCGGAACCTAACCACTCAGGTTTATATTTATCTAATCTCATTCCTTTCTCTCCTGAGATTACTGTACCTCCTGTTAATGTAGCGATATCTTCTAGCATAGCTTTCTTTCTGTCTCCAAATTCAGGAGATTTAACTGCTACACACCCTAAGATACCTCTCATTTTATTTACTACTAGAGTAGAAAGTGCTTCACCGTCTATATCATCTGCAATAATCAGTAATGATTTATTCTTATTAGAGCATCCTTCTAATATAGGAAGTAATTCTTTTACTTGCGTAAGTTTCTTATCTGTGATTAGTATTAACGGATTTTGAAGGACAGCTTGCATAGAACTATTATCAGTAACAAAATATGGAGACTTATAACCTCTGTTGAATTGCATTCCTTCAACTGTTTCTAAATACGTATCTCCTGTTTTCGACTCTTCAATCGTAACGACACCGTCACGACCTACTTTATCCATGGCTGTGGAAATCAGTTCCCCTACTTCGGAATCATTATTAGCTGAAATGGTAGCTATTTGTTTAAGCTGCCCTTCATCCGTAATTTCTTTAGATTGAAGCTCTAATGCATCAATTACTTTAACAGTTGCTTTATCAATACCTCTTTTAAGGTCTACTAAATTAACTGTATTGTCTTTAGATGCTTCTAATCCTTGTTGGTAAATTGATGCTGCTAACAAGGTAGATGTTGTTGTACCATCTCCTGCTGCGTCTGCTGTTTTAATCGAAGCCTGTTTAACTAACTGTGCTCCGATATTTTCTTCAATATCTTCTAATTCGATACCTTTGGCTACTGTAACTCCATCCTTAGATGATATAGGAAAGCCTTGCTTTTGCTCTATAATTACATTACGGCCTGATGGCCCTAAAGTGGCTGTTACTGCCTTTGATAACTTTTCTACTCCGGTTACTAGTTTTAATCTAGCTTCATCGGAAAATAAAATTTTATTGCTCATATTACTCTTTTGATTTTTTAATTACTGCTAAAATTTCTCTATCTTGTGCTATTAGGTACTCTTCTCCTTCGAAGTCAATTCGCATAGAACCTATTTTAGGAATTAGTACTACATCTCCTACTTTACAAGACCTAACGGAAATTAATTTGCCGTAATCGGATATTCGGCCTGGGCCTATAGCTACTACTGTGCCCATTTCTGGTTTTTCTTTTCCCATATCAGGTACTACGATTGAACCGTACATTTGTTCTCCATCGTCGATAGATTTTATTATAATTCTATCATTACAAGGATTTAATTTTTTCATATTTACATAACGTTTATTTAATTAATATAGTAAAAATAAATGAGGGATCCAACTCCAAATGGATTTATTTAGCTAATTTTCAAAGTTCTTGGCTCTGATCCTTTAGCAAAAGGGATTATAACTTGTAATAGGCCGTTTTTGAAGTCGGCTGTTGCTTTTGAAAGATTAAATCTACTATCAATCTTCCAACCTAAGTTGAATGATCGTTTAGCAATACCTTTATGTATGTACTCAGGTGATTTACACTCACAGTCTGAGTTACATTGACAATCGGAACTGTTTTTGTCGTAATTAACTCTAATTATGTTACCTTCAATCTCTATTTCAATATCTTCTTTTGGAATTCCGGTACAGGCAATGTCTAAGCCTAAGCCGTTTTCTTTTTCGTAAATATCTACTGGGTGAGGTAATTTGGATTCTGCTAACGGTTGGTAATGGTTAGCTGTTTGCAAAAAATTGCGGACTAAAATATCGAACGGATTACGTTCTAAAAATAATGTACTCATATCATTAAAAATTTATGATGCCCTAAGGTCATCGGTTAAAAAAAATTGTGAATAATCTCTCTGGAGTAGATCCTTCATATTATAAATATACGAAGAAAATACTTCTTAGGCAACTATCCCCAAGAAAAGTTCTGTCCCATGTGTCCCCATTGTGCTGTTTTTGCGAATTTAGGTGTTTTTAAATCTAATAATTTTACTATTCCATTTGGAGATAGATCATAATCTTCTATAAACATCTCTCTTCCATCTACAAATGCTGTTGCCTGTAAAGGTTCATTATGTCCAATTGCATAAGCTAATGTTACATATACTTCTTTAGCATTATATTTCTTAAGATAGTCTACTGCTACTCTTCTTGCTGCATATGCTCCTGATCTATCTACTTTAGAACTATCCTTTCCGGAAAATGCTCCTCCTCCTAATGGTATACGAGGTCCGTAATTATCTACTGCTAATTTTCTACCAGTTACTCCTGTATCTGCTGCAAAGCCTCCTATTGACCACTCCCCAGCTGGATTAATATGTAATGCTTCAATGTGGTACTGAGGATATCTACTGAAGAATCCTCTAACAAATCCATCTAACATTTCAGTTGGTGCATTTTGGAATGAACAAACAACTCTAAGTGAGTTGCCATCCATCGTAACTTGGGTTTTACCATCGTATGGATACATCGCGTACATAGCCTTACATAAATTTCTAGCTAAGTAATATTCTTGAGGAACCAATTCCTCGTTTTCGTTACAGGCATATCCTATCATAATACCTTGATCTCCAGCTCCTCCAGTATCTACTCCTTGAGATATTTCAGGACTCTGTCTGACTATGTTAGTCTGTATTCCTATTTCCTCTCCGTATACCTGTCTTACAATAGTTGGGATTTCAACATATGCTGTTGTTGTTAACTCTCCTGTTACAGAAATAATTCCATGTCCTCCCATTGTTTCTACTGCTACTCTTGCATCTGGGTCTTGTTCTAGGCATGCATCTAGTATTGCATCTGAAATTCTATCACATATTTTATCCGGGTGATCTGGTGTAATACACTCTGCTGTTCTAATCATACTTTTTTTTTATTTAATTCTTCCATACTTAATAGAAGATTTTATTGGTGTTTTATCTATATTCAAAAGAGGAATATATTTACGTATTAATTCTCCTTCTCTTGTTTCAATTTCTCTTAAATCACAATCATATGGTTTAATTATCCAAAAGAATTTCCAATCTTTTCCTACCTGACTTAGTTTATTTCTAAAATTAGTACCACTATAATTCTTCTGTTTCCAATTTCTATGATTATACTCTAATATATGTAAAGGAAGAGTTGAAGAACCAATATACATTAACAATTTCATCTCATTTAATACTCCATACACGCCTCGTTGTTTAATATCCATCTTTTTAGCTATTAATGGCCTTCTTGCCAGTTATTCGCTATCTCTGGAGGTGCTTTTAAGGTTACACCTTCTAATTCAGTAGTCGTTTCCATAAGCTCTTGTACATAGGGTGCAAATCTATCTGCATCTTCTTCTGCAATATTAATAATCAATTGATCATGAACCTGTGCTTGAACAATTGCATCTATCCCTAGTTCTTTAGCCTTTAAGTTAATCTTGACTGCAGCTCTATTTACCACTGATGCTGCTAATGACTGAAGTTGAAAGTTTAAACAGTTATTAAGTCCGTTTCTAAAGTCTCTATATACCTGTAATACTTGAGCTCTACCATATTGAGGTTCTAAGTTCTTTCTAAATCTCCAATCTAAGAATTGATCTTGATACTTAGTGTAGATCTTCTGCACTTTAGGTAAATGCCTTACTCTACCAACAGAATTTTTAATATAACCATGAGCTTTAACTTGAAGTCTAGAATTTTCTCTCCATTCAGCTAAGCCTGGGAATCCTTCTAAGTAACCTTTTATAAGTCCTTCAGCAGTCTTTTGGTCTACTCCTAATGTCATCTTAAGAGCAAATGCTTCCATTCCGTATGCTACCCCTAATGAATAGGCTTTAGCTTTATTACGTGCTGTTACATCTAGTTTCTTAAGGTAGTTATCTGCTTTCTTATCTGCTGATACTCCGTTAGGAAATCTTTTTCTTTGTTCGTTTAGTTTTTCAGTTTGAATAGCAACATAAGAATAAAAATCCCATCCGTTGTTGAAGATTTCTTGTAATTTTTTGTCTCCTGATACTGATGCAAAGCAATGTGGTTCTAAAGATTCGTAATCACAATCGATTACTTTACGTCCTTTTCCAGCAATTAGAAATGCTCTTACTATATTATTATACCTAATGATAATTGGAGCATCTTCTCCTTCTTCTTTAGTTTTAGGTAATTGTTGAGCATCTGATCCATACCTACCTGATACAGTACCGTTCTGCTTAAAGTAAAAGTAGTATCTGCCATCTTCAGACCTATCTATAAACCTATCTACATAAGTAGATTTAATCTTTAGTAGTTTATTATAGATACGTAGATTCTCTGCCCAAGCATAAGTCTTTGATAATACCTCCAACATGCTCATATCGAATTGATCTTGTCCTTTTCTTGTTTGAGACTTAGCTTTAATACCCATATACTTAAAACAGATTTCTCCTAAATGTTTTTTGGATTGAATATTAATATGGTCTCCGTCATTAGATTCTTTCCACATCGACATAGAAATACGAGCTACTTCTAAACTATCTAATAATTCAATATCTCCAGTCTTTAAGAACTCTTTAACAGGCCCGTCATCTAAAGCTTCTACATGTTTTGATGTAATAGAAAACTTACCAGTCTTTTCACTCTTAGGTAAAGATAGAGAATACCTTATAGCTAGTTGTTGTGCCCAATTACCTTTATGAGAGGGGGGGTAAGTAGACATAGATGTATCTACAACCCATTTCTTAGCTTCTGAAGTATCTAGTAGGCTCTTCATTACTATTTTTTTATTCTTCGCTAAATCTACTGTGATGTTTTTATGAGTTTCATGAAGTAGGTCCATATCTAGGTCTACTCCAGTAGCTTCCATAGGTACAGTAACTTCACGATACACAGGCATTACCTCTTCTTCAAAGAAGAATTTTTCCAAGCCTTCATCTCTAAGTTTACCCAAATATAAATTACAAATACGAAGGGTAAGGTCAGTATCAGCAGCAGCGTACTTAGAAAGTATGTCAAGATCTGCTTTATATATTTCATACTTAAGTTTAGTAGTTTCTCCACCATTTTTCTTTATTGATTCTTTTAGTTCTATTTGCTCTTGGTTGGCTGCTTCTTCTACGTTCAGGCCTAGAGCTTCCTGATTCATAATAGCGATTGATTTTAGGCCAAATGGATTTCCGAATCCAAAGGCTCCTTCTTCATAGACAGTATGAACAAGTAAACCAGTATCAACCCATATATCTTCTATAAGGTCAACTCCGAAGTAATTTTTTATGAACTGAACATCAAAGGAAGCATTATGAAATACTAGTTTCTTTCCTTTAAGTAGTTTAAGTAGGTTTTTGGAGATTACTTCTGTAGATTGTCCATCTATCGTCTGTACTTGAAGTTCATCGGCTTCAAAATTATATACTAGAGTGGGTAAGTAAAACCCTACACCTTCATCTCCGGAAACAGACCATCCTACGATTTTATTCTTTCGAGGATTTAGCCCAGTCGTCTCAGTATCGACTGCTATTACATCTGAGTCAGTAATGTGTTTGTATAATAGATTTAAAGTCTCTTTATCTTGGACTGTGTAATATTTTTTTTCTAACTCCATAACCGTTTTATCAATTTTATATACTATAAATATACGAAAAATATTGCAGGAAAACAACTGTACTCTTAGATTTCTCCGTAAAGATCAAACTTTTCTACTTCTGGTTCTTTAACGATAATTTCCTGTTCTTTGATAGCATATAACTTTCCTTTTAGAGGAGATAATTTGTAATCTCCTTTAAATTTAGTTTTTCGAAGATAAGCTGTTAATGTAGGAACTAATCCTTCTATAATCTCTTCCTTATCTATTTCTAACTCCCAATTATCTCCTGGTGGGATCCTTTCTGCTATAAGAATATACTCTTCTTTAATTTTTATATCCATTACTGTCTCAGTGTTTTTTGAATTATAAATTCCGGGTTAGTAAAGAATTCGGGTATTAGGTAGGTATGGGTTGCTCTAATTGGATTAATATCTAAACCTCCTCTTCGGGTATAAAGACATGCTACCATTAAATTCTCAGGTTCAAATGCATCAGAAAGGTGTTTATACACCATTTCACATATCTCTTCGTGAAAATGACTTACAGTTCTGTGGCTAACAATATATTTAGCAATAGATGCTGGTGTTGGTAGGTTTTTGCCTTTTATTCTAATGTAAATATCTCCCCAGTCGGGTTGGTTTGTAACTCTACAGTTAGACCTTAATAAGTTAGAAGTCCATTTGATCTCTGATGTTTGATTATGTTCTTCTACGTCTAATTGATTTGAATCTGATTCGAATGCTGTAAAATCTATAGTATCTAAATCTGTCAATTCAGCAATATCTTCATAACTATCAAATGACATTGGTTCTGTTTCTAAATCAGAACCATAAAATGTTACTGTAGTTGTAGTGTCTAGTAGTTCATCTAAATCTCTCTTTACTCTTGCTTCAATACCTGTAATACAGTCTGCTGCTGTATCGCCGATACGAGTCATATTAAATGAGTTTAGGTATAGTTTTATAGACTTAGATTCTACGTGAAATTCAGATGAGGCATTACATACAATCTTCAACATACCTGCCACAGGTTGTCCTTTAGTTGTGATTGCCGATACTTCGTAAGCATTCCAAGTATCTACCCCTACAAATTCAGATCCAGTTAATCCATAACCTTGTCTATTTAAATTTCTAGGTATTTTCACTAGTAGTTCAGGAGAGTAGGTATCCTTATATCCAGATCCTCCTACCTTTCCTAAATGTTTTGATGCAATATCTATTACTTCTTGATAATTTTTTACTTTGCTCATTTTATTATTTTATTATATAATCTACCCACTTTGTTCCTTTAGTATCTATATTAGGAAATTCAAACACTCTCTCTGTATTCCCAATAGTAATAGTTTTTCTGAATCCTGATGGGACTGTTGCACCAGTTGGTAATACTTCTAACTCACCTTCAAATAGAACGTCTACTCTTACCTTAACTTCTTCACCAAAAAAGTTTGAAGCATCTCTTTCAAAAGTTTCTAATCTACTCCATTGACCTCTATTTAATCCCTCATGCTGTAAAGCTGAGTTTAGGTATGAGAATGTTTTAAGTAACATCTCTTTATTACAACTAAAGGCTGCTGCTGGTGCTAGATGACCTTTATCGTATATATTGCCTTTATAATCATCATCATCAGAAGTTCTAATACCTTCTGGTTCCCAAAAATCCATTCCTACTCTTGATGCTTTTCCGTTAGGACATTGTACTACATATTCAACCCATAATGGCTGTTCTTTGAATTGACTATACTCTACCCTAAATATATCTGTTTCAACTATTTGACTTATCCCACTAGTAGATGAAAATAGTAGTATTAATATTAATGTTAGGTTTTTCATATTATTTAATTTATAAATTTTAGTATTTGCTCTACCCTTTGCATAGGAGAGCCCGTTACCGTCAAATAGGGCTGACGTATGCCTTTTAATACCTCCACAAATTTAGTATCTATTTTCTTTCTCCACTTTTCATCTACACTCCTAGTGCCATCATCTACTGAATCAAATTCAATAGGAGAGTATATGTAATGGGTATATTCGTTTTTTATTCTATTCCAAGTATCTTCTATATATCGATAAGTTATATCTTCTATATCTGCCATATAAGCAGAATAAACTACAACATCCATAAAACATCTATCTAATACTTGATTATGAGATTGAAGTAAAGCTTCTAAATGAAAACAACTGATAGCTAATTGAGTAGCATCTGTTCCTTTTTCATTAATAGGAAATCCATAATTACCTATAGTTCTAGTAGATTCATTTACGAATTCGTATTTAGGTAACCTACCTTTTAGTAATTCATAAACAGTAGTTTTACCAGTACTGCTTGCTCCAACTAATGCTATTCTTTTTATCACTATATAACTTTTATTTTAATATACGAAAATTATTTGTGAATACCTAGTAATTTAGTTAAAAATTCATCCCAGAGATATAAAGATCTATCTTTTAAAGTTTTCCACATATCTTCTTCTGTAATTCTCCAAGCATTAAAATATATTTCTTTTAGTACTTTTCCTTCATCTACCCCAGCAGTAACTTTATGTATAACACAACCCATTACCTTATGTTTAGCTTTAAATGCTCTCATTTGAGGATCTTTACCTTTAAGTTCTGGGTATTTAGTAATTAATCCTGGGTGGCCATTATATATCTCATGGGTAATACATACTTCTTTAGGTATTATTCTTAACCAACCATGCAGAGTAATAAAAGCTTGTGGTATATACTGTAATACTTCTAAATAATCGTCTTCTGTAGGGTTATTATTAAATGTAAAATAACCTTTCTCTTCTATTCTAGGGTCTATAGTTCTAAGGTGATCAGGTCTTTCATTAGTAATAATTCTATCAGGCCATCTGCCAAGTCTTTCTGCTATGTCTGCTATTTCTGCTCCTGTCTGACTAAAGAATGCTATCCAAAATTTAGTTTCCATTAGTAAACCATTTAAATTTCTGTAAATTAGTCATTATCTTATTACAATCTTCAACTTTATAATTTATTAATTCAAATAACTTTTGAGATTCCTTATCCCAAAGACCGTCAGTACCGTATTCAATACCTTTAATACCATGTACTATTGGGTTAGAAGTATCTAAAGAATATATCCAATCGTAATTAGAATTTTTATAGAAACTAAATTCTTGAGGTAATGAACTTCCTAATAGGTGGTGAGGTTTATCAGTGTTTATAATACCGTCTTTTAGTAGATCTCCTAGTAGCTTAACACGTCCTAGCATCCAACTAACATACTTATTAGGATGAGGACAAGATTTTGTGTAATACGAATAATCAAAAGATATTGCTATCATATCTACATTTGCAGATCTATCCATATATTTATAACAACTTACTATTTCATCATATGTTTTACCTTGTACTACTCCAATCATCTTACCGGGTAAGTTTTTGTGATCAAATAACCAAGAATACATTTGACTTTGAGTCTTAACACTATTTTCTAATACATCCGGAACTATATACCAGGTAGGTTTTAAATGTTTAATCCATTTAGCAAACTCTTCAGCATCAAATGCTTCTTCTAATTCGAATATTGAATTATCTAAAATAACTTCACGTCCATTCGAAATTGCAGTTTTGAATTGCTGCAAGTATTCTTTATCTTCTTCAAACAAATGTACTAAAGCATAATCATAATCAGTATACTGTTGAACTTTATTAAATATACTTTTAGGACTTTCGTGTGCTATTTTTATCATAACTTATTTAGGTTCCCAAGTTCTTTTGTTAAGTCATTTAACGCAGTAAATATTTCGGTCTCTGCTTTCTGGACTGTATTAGTAATATTATCTAATGCAGGTTGTTGCTCTGCAACTGTCTCTACTAAATATTGTTTAACTACACTATAAGGAATCATATCAGTTTTCATTGATTCTATATAAACTACGTGTTCTTCTAATTTAAGGCTCATTATATAATTGCTTCAGGTTGGTGAAATTTCTTTAACTCATCAGTTGTAAAGAATTGAGTAAGGTCTGGTCTATAGTAGTTGATACTTTTCATTACTTTTCTGTCTCTTGTTCTATAGACAATATACCTTCCTTCCTCAACTTTCTCAAAATGACAGGCCTCACTTTGCTCCTGACTTCTTTCGCTGACGGTCTGTATGGCTTCTTTTTTAGTTTTACAAGCTTTACTAAGATTACTTCCTTGTACTTCTTGATAGGCTGGCCATATCTTGTCTTTAAGGCCATGTAACATAGTACCGTTCCCAAGGGAAACATAAGCAATATCGCACAAAGCGTCCAGAATTTCCACAATGTCGCCTCGTTCGCAAGCTTCTCTATATTCTTCAAGTTCTTCGAGGATAAAGTCGTATACGAATTGCCATTCTTTTTTAATCGGAATAGTGGGCTCATAATTGTTAGGTTTATTAAATACGTCGTTAAATTTTTCTACTTCTGATACGAATGGAACGTAATCGTTAACCCATACGTGATCTGCTTCATCTGGAAATAATTTTAATTGTTTACTCATTATTTTTAATTTTTTCTAATACTATATCAATTTTCTTTTCTATTACTTGTAATCTTTTATTTATTTTATATGATTGATTAATTACAGCAATTTGTCTTTTTATATTCATTATTTTTAATTTTTACACTTGTATGCTAATTTAATATTATTATAAAATTCTGCTCTAGCTGAAGATTCGTCTAAGAAGCAGCCTGTAAGTTTTGCTGTCTGCATTGATGCGCTGTGATGTTTTATTCCTCTACAACTTACACAATTATGAGTAGCATCTATCATTACAGCTACTCCTATATTTCCTTCACATATTTTATTTACTGCGTTCCAGATAGCGACTGTTAATTGTTCTTGTATTGCTCCTCGTCTTCCAAAGTGTTCTACTATCCTGTTTAGTTTAGACAGACCAACTACCTTACCATCTTTAGATGGAACATATGCTATACTTACTCTACCTCCAATTGTCTGGTGATGGTGAGAGCACATAGAAGTTAAAGGTATATTGCTCTCTTGTACAATTCCGTCATAACCATCTGATGGGAATGTTGTAATGTCTGTCAATGGTTCATATCTTCCTTTCCATAAATCATTAACATAAGCTTTTGCTACTCTCATAGGAGTATCAGATGAGTTAGGATCATTCTTCCAATCACAACCTAGTGCAGTTAGAAAGTTTCCATACTGTACTGCTGCTAAATCTATTATGCCTTGCTTTTCTTTTGCTGTCAAAGATGCTTGCATTCCGAACTCAGGTTGTAAATCTGCTAACTGTGTTGATATTCCGTTAGCATAACCTGCTTTAACTAATTCTGTTCCTTCTATAAATCTTTTCATATATCTTAATATAAGAATTTTTTTTTAATTTTCCAAATAATCTTGTATGGGATTTGAATTACTTTGCTCCCATGGGTACACAACCCAGCCATACTCTGCAATAATGTATTTTGCGTAATACTCTGGTTCATATACTGACTCAGCTTTATAATGTAGAGTAGCAAACGTAACATCAGGGTAGAGTTCACTCTCCTTTTTTAGAGTAGCTCCTGAATCTGCTATATCATCTAATACTAATAGGTCTGATTCGTTAACTATATTATGAGTATATTTTATTCCGTATTTATGAGAATATAAAATGGCGAGAATAGTTCCTCCTCTTGGAATTCCAGTTACTTGTTTAAAACCTTCATCCTCTACCTGTTCATAAATCTTATCTAATAAAGAATCTACATCATCATAAGTTAAGTATATTTTTTTTACTCCCATGTTGTAGTTTGAGACCATCCTGGTGTAGTGATCCATGTTGTTGGAGTGTTATCCTTAACGGTTGTTAATTTTTCTTTAAATTCTGTCCACTGCTTTGGTAAAATATTAAATGAATGTGCTCCATTTACAAAACCTCTGCACCATTGTATAAAATCGTTATTTGTCATATTTTAAATTAAAAAATTCATAATTATTGTTAACTGCTTTTAATTCTCCTGCTTCTATTGCTTCTTCTTCTGATCCATATATTGCGTCGACAGGACATTCCGGGATGCAAGCTCCACAGTCAATACATTCATCAGGATTAATATATAAGCTCTTTCCTATAAGCTCTTCTTTTGTCATATTTGCAACTTCTGCTCCTTCTCCATCTATATTAATAGGGCCGTGAATACAAGCAACTGGGCAGACATTTACACAGGAGGTGTCACAAGTACTCACACAGGCATTTCCTATTATATAACTCATTATACTTCTCTTTGGGATTCGAAGGCTATGATATGTGGTCTCCAGGTCATTCTATGTCCATTATCCCTTACCCAGTCAAATACTAATGGATATGATTTTTGTAAACTTTCTCTAGTGTCGCCTGCTGGCATAAAGTACACCTTATCTCTAGGAATTTTAAGTTTAGTATTAAAACTAAGAATTTCAATTAAAGCTTCTTCGTCTTTTCCATCCCATACCGGTTTAATATGATAATCTAAATGATAATTTATTGAGTTTTCTATTGCTTTATAATTAAGTCTAAACTTATTATGTTGTTTTATCATCCTTTCGTCCGTAATCTTATCTTGTGGTGTTGCCACTCCAAGTACAGGTACCGAATTAGAGAATTTGGGACTGATAGAAAGCAGATTGATAGGATAATCCGTAGGGAGAAAATGACTTCCTTCAGTTTCGATTGTAATAAATATATTATTTTCATTAGCAAAGTGGGTTAGTTCATTAACAAGTTTTCCATGCATCGTAGGAGATCCTCCAGTTAGCATCATTTCTGTTATATGAGGGTTTTTCTTATACGCTGCAATAATGTCGTTGAAGCAGTATTGGCCTTTTTCCGGGTGAATAGAAGTATACCAACTATCACACCAACCTCCTTCACCAAAGTAGCATCTATGGGTACAACCAGTAGTTCTTATTACCACAGTTGGGTAACCAGCTCTTGAGCCTTCTGACTGTACTGCGGTATATATCTCTACAATTGGTAAGTTCTTTTCGTAGTCTTCTACTCTACCTAGGCTCATAGATTGCTGTATTTTTTGCGTGTTCTCTAAATTCTACTCTTGCTATTTTTACTCTATTTTCGGTTTCCTCTAAGATAAAAGGATTTATTTTATCGTATATAAATTGAGCGAATCTTTCTCCTCCTGTTGCGGGGATTACTCTTACCTGAGCTACTCCTGCTTCATCCATTTTAAGAAAAGATTCTAAGAAAGGATCATCTTCGGCTACAAGGAAAGTATGGTCGAACATATGGTCCATCCATGCTTTAGCAGATTTTCCATCAATTTGACCTTTTGCTCTTTTCATTCCTCCGAAATCCCAGACCCAATTGCGTTCGTCTAATTCTCCTTCGAACCAAATTTTAAAAGATATTCCATATCCATGAAGGTACTTGCAGTGTGTTGATTCTGCACGCCACTGTCGAAAAACAGTAGAAAAGCCATCGAAGACTTTAGTAGATTGAAATTTATTCATATTAGTGTTTTTAAAGTGGTGCTACGACACTATTGTCATATACAATATAAGAAATATACTGTTAATAAACAACTATTCCCATTAAAAGTTTTTATATGTAAAAGGATCTCTTTTCTTTAATTCCTTAATCTTTCTTTGGTATGCTTTCTCTCTTTTGTATTCTGCGATTTTTCGCTTTATCCATTTTATCATTTCTTAAATATTAAAAAATTATTAATTACTAATGCATCCATTTCACTAGAAAGAAATCTTTTTATAGCTCTTTCCGGTGAATCTGTTATAACTTGATCTTTCAAGTTAAAAGATGTATTAAGTACTACTGGATGATTAGATACTGTTTTCATCGCTTTTAGTAGTTTATAATACTTAGGATTAAAATCCTTATTAACTGTCTGTACTCTAGCTGAATTGTTGATATGAGTAATAGCTTTTAGGTATTTATTTTTTACCGGAAACACAAAGCTCATATACGGCGATGGTTCATTCATATCAAAATACTTACTAGCTTCTTCTTCTATAATAGAAGGTGCAAAGGGTCTAAACCCTTCTCTCTTTTTTATAATAGCGTTTAACTTTACTGTCATATTAGGGTCTAATGGGGTTGCTAAAATACTCCTATTACCTAGTGCTCTAGCTCCAAATTCCATTGATCCTTGAAACCAACATATAATTCTTCCGGCATGAATCATTTGAGACACTCTTTTGAGCATTATATCTTCCTTTAGGTTGTATACTTTAATATATAACATATTGTGTTTAATAGCTTCTTCAATTCTACCTCTACTATAAGAAGGTCCTAAAAATGGAGATGTATTATCTACTCTTTTCTTACTATTACTATACAAACATGCTCCTATTGCTGAGCCTGCATCAGAGGGTGCAAATGGCACGTGTATACTCTTAAAATACTTATAGGCTTTCCCATTGGCTACTCCATTATAAGCACATCCTCCAGATAAACATAAATTCTCCGCCTTAGTTAAATGTTTAGTATGTTCTACTAATTTTAAAAAGTATTTTTCATATAAATACTGTACTGATGATGCTAAATCTTTGTGGTCTTGGGTTAACTCGTCTTCAGGTAGTCGATTAGGCATTCCTAACAGTTTACATAGTGATTTATTAAACATAATTTGATCAGTATACTCCCAAGGGAAGTATTTTAAATCTATATCAAACGTGTATAGTTTAGGTTTAAATACTTTTGAAAGTTGTTCTGTATATTTAGTTTTATTCCCCCATGCTGCTAGTCCCATAACCTTATACTCACCTTCATTAGGTTTAAAGCCTAAGAAAGAAGTCATAGCTGAGTAGTACATCCCTAATGAGTTAGGGAAGTTTATTGATTTTAGTAATTTAATATCATTACCAGTTCCTTTATTGATTGTAATTGTTTGTTCTTCTCCTACTCCATCTACAGTTAGAATGGCAGCGGATTTGTAACTAGAGGTGTAATAAGCGAATGCAGCATGAGATAAATGATGAGGAATGTATTTAATCTTTCCTTTATAACCATAATGATTTTCTAATAAAACTTTTGGATTATTAAGTTCAAAATCTTTTCGAAATTGTCTTTTTAAGAAAAATGTTTTGTATGGATGTCTACTAAACATCTCATCTACTCTTTTCTTCTTATCATTAGGACGTTCATACCAACATACTTCATCTATATCGCCAATCTCTAACTTAGCTTCTTTTAGAATCCAGTCTATAGAGTTATATGGAAATGCACTGTCGTGTTTTGTTTGAGTGAATCTTTCTTCTTCTACTGCATACAGTACTTTACCATTCTCTACTAAGCAGGCTGCTGAGTCATGGTAAAATGCTGATAATCCTAATTGTCTCATTTCTTCTTTATTCCAAATTTACTGAAGCGGTACCATGCTCTTTCATGTGCAAAGTATAAAACCATTTTGGTTATAACTTCAATTCCTCCTATTGTTAACCCTGTTGTCCATGATCCTGTTATTAATCCTGATAGTACTATTGTATCTAATGTACCAATTATTCTCCATGATACTGTCTTTGCTATATGTCTTCTGTAACCGACCATTTATACTATTGTTTTTGGTGTTTGATTTATTAACCGTGACTTATGTTTAGGGTCTAAAAACTCATTATAGAGTCTTTTATGATAAATACCTAATTCTTGCACTTTTTCTATATTCTTAAAGATGTCTTCGTAATATAAGATATTAATTTTATATTTCAAACTAATCTCTTTAATAACCTTAGATTGCTCTTCGAAATTAATTATTGCATTAGAAATATAATCATCATTTAAAGTATCGTAATATTCTTGATGGTGGTAGTGTTTAAAAGCATCTCCATATTTGATTTTTCTAAAACAAAGTGATTCTGCTTGTAACTGTTTATCTCTTCTATCTAGTAAAAAACTGTTTGGAAAATGAGTTAGTAAATTATCAGCATACTCAAACATAGAACCATACCTTTCAGGAACTCTGTGTATTAGGGCTTTTTGTACTTGCTCTAATGGCATTATCTTCCCTAAATATTTTTGTAGGTTAGTTGATCCTGATCTTGCAGTGGCTATTAGGTATTTCACAATTTCCCTTCTTTTCTTAATTTAGCTCTAATCTTTGTTGCTGATACTTCTTTTATTTCTGTGGGCGGTACATGCTCAATAATATCATATCCAACTCCTCTTCCGTAATTAATAGATTCAATATCAGGAATAATTGTAATCTTTACTCTTCCTTCTGATATTAAGTCTTTTAGTTCTTCTGATATATTCATTAGTATTTCGTGAGGTGTCCAAGGTTGGTTTTCATTAGGTTCTATATCTCTAATTGCTAACCATACATTCTTACCTTCTTTTAGTCTCTGGTCAATTAACCATCTATGACCTGCATGCCATGGTTGCCACCTTCCAATAAATAAGCTGAATTTACTCATATTCCTTTGTTTCTAATTAGATTAATTGATATTGCTCTTTCTCCTGGTTTTTTAGGGTCCATATCGTTTATAAGATATCTAGGACCTCTTTCTATACCCATAACTAACCTATCATAAGGTATACTGTTTGTACTTAGTTCCCACTGTGTATGTAATTCCATATCCCAGGGTCTGGCTGTTGTTAATATAATCATATGACCTTGAGCTTTCTTTTCTATAAGATAAGCTTTCATAGACTCTATTACTTCAACTTCTGATTCTAAATAAGTTTCAAATTTTCTGTATTTAAAGATAGTTCCATCGATATCACAGAAATATGTTTCTTTCTTGTCCATTATATCTGTTTGAGTATTTTTTCAAAAGATTCGTTGGGAGTATCCACTGTTGTGTCTATATCGATAAAGTTCTCTTTAGGGGCTGAATACGCTATAGCCTTAAAATGATCACGTTCTCTACGTTGTGTTGTATGAACATAAATCTCTTTAATATTATCTCCTAATAGTTTTTTAAAATCTTCTCTTTGATCAATATAGGGTGCTACTAACGATACAATAACATCCTCTCCTTGGTTATGAAGGTAGTGAGCAATACGTTGTGCTGTCCCCACATTTTCCACTCGTCCTTTAATTGAATAGTCTTTATTAGAGAATAACTCCCTCATATCATCGCCGTCTACTCTGAGGCATTTATATGTAAAAAGTTTATTCTTTTCTAAGTGCTCTTTAAGCAAATTTGCTAGTACTGTTTTACCATGAGCGGGTTGACCTGTAAACCAATATATCATATTAATGTATTTTTTTGATTAGTGATCCTATATTTTTTTGTACTTGTTAATTTCTTATAAATAGAAGTAGAGCTCTCTCCTAAATTCCAGGGATCTACTACTTCTTTAAATTCCTTTAGGTCTCCGCTATATAGGTCTTCATACCAGTTTATCTCTATTCCAGTTTCTAATGAGAATTCTATTATAGCGCTATTCCATTTTAAGAATTCATTATAAACCCTAACATCGAAATTTGTTTTTTCATACATGTAAGGAGAGTGCCATCTTCCTAGTGGTTTTGTATCTAAATGATACTTGTAACTTTCATATGCACCTTTTATATCTTTTCTACTAAGTAAGATTACCCTATCATATTTTTTTATTTCTTCCAGATAGAAAGAAAAGGTGCTCTGCATTCTATCATTTAACGTCTTACCGTATCTATCCACTCCTTTAAGACTGTGGTGAATCATTGTCTTCACTACTACTCTATCCGGTAACACACTTGAGTCGAATTTAATTGCAGATGAGACCGGGTGATAGTTATTGTATGGTTCGTATATTACTTTACCATTTATTACCTTCCCTAACTCTCTTGCTAATGTTGTAGAGCTCGATCTTGGTGTTGCAATAATTAATATCTTTCTACATTCTTCTGATGTAAATACTACCTTCTCAGACAAGTGTTCCATATATTAGTTAATCTCTTCCTAAGTCTGCTGTAAGAGTGTGATTTTCTAAGATTTCTTTAACATGGTTTTTCGCAATACTGTAATCGACTGGTCCGGTTTCGTCTTCATATTGTACGGGATCATTACGATCCAAAACTATGAATGCTTCAATACGTTCTACACTACTAGCAGACTTATAGTCACTATTACCAGAAGGGTAAGGTTTGTAAGAAGTATTAGTTCTCTTATAAACTTCATCAAAATCTAACCCTAACCATTTAACTAAATATTCACCATCTTTAAGAATACCTAATTTATCAGTATCAAGGTAAGGTGTAAAATACCCTACTTTATCAGCTTCCCAATTACCAATTCTAAAAGCTGCATCATCTGCATCTCTAAATTCTTGTCTACAATCAGGATAAACTGCATGATCTCCAGCATGAATTCCTAAAGCAATATCACAAATTTCTCCTGTTCTATTTGCGACTGATAATGCTACTGCTTGAGTAATTGAAGCAAACATTTTATTCCTGTTAGGTACAACAGTTTCTTTCATATTATCATTTTCATAATGTCCTTCCGGTACGTCATCTCCTCCTTCCACTAAAGCTGAGTCTATTAAATCTGCTAAACCGTCTAATTTAATTTGTCGATATTTTACTTTATGATTATTATCTGCTAGATAATTAATTAATGATTGTGCTCTTTGTAGCTCTACCCTATGCTTTTGACCATAATCAAATGAGATACCTGTTACTGTATCGTACTCTTTTAATGCTCTTAATAGTAATGTTGAGGAGTCCATCCCTCCACTAAGACTTACAACTACATGTTTTGCCATGATTTTTTATTTTTAATTTGCCAGGTATTAGTAACGTATAGGCGGACGTTTTAAATTGTTAGACTATCTAATTTAGCATTGATTTTTTCCCATTTCTTAAAGTATTCTTCTAAGGAATTAAATTTAGTTTGACCTTTAAAGTCCAATAGTTCTTTCATAATTACTTTTAAAGCTCTTCTAAATTTCGAAGGGTAACAAACTGTTCTTAGGTAGGGAGTATCATTATCTCCTTTAATTACTTTTTCAAATACTGTGTATTCGTGATTTTGAGAACGAGTAATAAAGTAAGGTTCCATTGCTGGATCTGAAATAACTGTATCCCCTACCGGTAATGAATCTGGGTTTCTTAACATAACTTATTTTGGTTTTAATTGATAAAATTGATTAATTGTACTTCAGACATAACACCTATATGTCTTTTAATATCTCCTCCGTTATCTACTATGGTACAAGGTACACTTTTAATACCGTACTCTGCTGCTGCTCCTGTAGTATCGTTATCTATATTAATAGTCATAAATTCTACTCCTTCTACTCCTGCATCTTCTACTGCTTCAAATATAGGAGCGTAACCTTTACATGGTCCGCACCATTCTGCTGTGAATCTTAGTACTCTCTTCATATTATATAATATAGTGATTATTTATTAGAATTCCAACTATTTTACTAGTTTTCTCGTCTTTCTTCTGGTTTATAATACTGTATTCTGTCATGCCAAATAGGTGATGCTAGTAGTACAGCGGATTTAATATTACCTTCTTTCTCTTGTTGGTATATATGAGACATCCATGTCTGTTCGTAAGGGTGATCATACTTCGTGTCTATAAACATTTTTTTATTACCGGCTTTGCTAACGATTTGAGGCCAGTTAGCGTAATACACATCTCCAGTAATATAGGAGACTCCATCTAACATCCTTATTTCGTCAAATTTAGTATTTGGAGAATTTCTATCCAGACCATTTACCGGTAATTGATCATAATGTGGGTAATCTCTGGTTCTTATGTTTTGTGGGACATTATACCATGCACATTGTTTGTTATTATCCATATACACCTCTGTAAATGATAATTTTAGGAAATCAAACTTTTCTAATAACATTATCCTATGTAATTTCCTATATAAACCATGTATATACCTATTAAAGCCATTTCTACACACCATTCCCTCTTTATCTGGTGGATTTACTGTCATATCGTCTTCAAAGAAGAACATAAAATCGGCGCCTGATTTATCAAAGTGTTCTGCAGCTGCTTGTCTTCCACCACAGATTCCTGTATTTTTTTCTAAATCAATATATTCAAAATTGTACTGTTTACATATCTCTATATTTTTCTTTTTTGCTTCTTTGTCAGTAGAATTGTCTAGTAAGAATAGATTAGGTTTTTCTAACCATTCTGAGGCTTCTTTCATAGTCTCTATAGTATGAAGTATTTGCTTTGGAAAATTGAATGTCAACATATATAGGTTAGTCTTAGTCTCTTCAACTTCTTTTTCAGTAACTATCCTTTGATCTTCTGCAAATTTAACATCTACTTCCTCTAATTCTATATCACCTTTTTCTAGACTGTTATAAAACTTATAGATATGACCACTTGGGTCTAACATGTATCTTCTATAGGTCTGAGGTTGTGCATGAGCCATTATAGTGAATATAGTCTCTTCAGTCCCCATATACCCCGATTCTAAGGTATTGTTTAGTAGCCCGTAATACATTGCGTTAGCTTCTGTAATTTGTGTTTTATGACCTCCGAAAAAACCACCTCTACAACAGTATGTTGGTAAGGTTCTACAATGTGCTTTTAATGCATCTGCTTTAAATCCATGAAATTCATCTTGATTCTCATACGGAAAAGATAAAAATAAGAATGGATTAGCGTAATCGGCGAACTTCTCTATAATATCTGCTCTATTTAATAATCTTTGATCTACCGTCATCGTGAGGCCAGCATCTACCCAGAAAAAGAATTCTGTATTAAAGTCATTGTATATAGATGCATCATGTAACATAAACATCTTAGACATTACTATTGGATTGTAGTATTCATACTTTAACTGTGGGGATCCTTGTAACCACCCACCTGTTCCAGTTAAATTTCTCCAGTCTTCACTATTTCTAATGCCTTGAGCATTATCCCAGTGTGGTGCAAAGTAATTACTCTTTATGCCTTGTTCTAACCCACAAGTAACTACCCTAGTGTTTTTCTTTTCCCTACATTCCCACACCATTTCATGTAACTCTTCTGGTAGGAATAGTATTAGATTAGCGTCTGTTTGTAGAAATTCTTTAAATCTTGGAATATACACTTCCTGGAAGCCTCTATCTTCGCGACCTAAATCCCATAAGCCGGATACTATTGTTACGTTTGATTTACTCATCTTTTAGTTCTTTTTACAAAGTGCGTTTTTTAAAATAATTATCTTCTATTACCAGTACGTCCATTTCTTTTTGATGGAAGATTTTGAAGGCATCTCTTGCAGTACTTAGTATTGGTTTACCGGCTACATTAAAAGATGTGTTTAATAGTACCCCTATCCCAGTTTTTTCATCCATCTTAGTTAATAGTTCATATAACCATGGATTTTGTGCGGAAGTTACTGTCTGTACTCGTGCTGTTCCGTCAATATGTGTAATTGCTTTTAGTTTGTCTCGATATTCCTCTCTAACTTTTGGACAAAAAGACATCCATCTTGCTTCTCCTTCAAATTCAAAATACTTACCAACATCTTCTAGTCTTACTACTGGTGCAAAGGGTCTGAAGTATTCTCTACCTTTAACTTTCTTGTTAAGTATGTTTTTCATATTAGCTACTGTTGGATCACATATAATACTTCTATTCCCTAAAGCTCTTGGTCCATGTTCACCTCTTCCTCTTGCTACACCTACTATTTTACCAGCCTGTATATCTTTTACTAATACATCTAAATCTAGAAAAGAAGTTGTACTAAAATGAGTATTGTGTGCATATTCAGAAAGTACATCTAAATCTAATAATTTTGTTCCGGAATAAGTTAAGTCGACAGGTTCTAAAGGTCTTATGTTGCTTAGTAACATTCCTGCTGCTAATCCGCAATCATTAGGATTAGGACCTACAAATACTTCTTTTTTAAATTCTTCTTTTATTCTTGTATTTAAAATAATATTTAAAGCACATCCCCCAGTTAAGATAATTGGATAGTCCGGCCATTTTTCCATATAAGGTATAGCATAAGATAAGAATACTTCTTCCCATGCTTTCTGAATAGATGCTGCTAAATCTTGTCCTGTTTTTCCTCCAATTCTACTATCTTTATGAAATACTAAACCTATTTCTTCACCCAATATTGAGAGTGGTTCCATATGTGTTTGTCCAGACATTTGAGTTAGTAGAAAATTTGTTAGAGGGGGTAACCACTCTTCTCTAATATCCCCATATGAAGCTAAACCCATCATCTTGCCTGGGTATACAAGGTTACCTGCTGAGATATCTACTTCTTGTTTTATTTCCGCTAAATAGTGACCAAACAGCATATAAGGTAGACCTAAATCTAAATATTCATGAGGTGATTCACTTCTAGGATGGGTTATACATTCTAATAAACTTAATTCTTTACCTTTCTTGCCAAGGTATATGTTAAAAAAGCCATCATTACCTCCTCCATCAAAAGAAAAAATTAATGCTTTATTATATGGAGATTGGTACAGTCCTCCAGAAGCATGTGAATGATGGTGTTTACCTTCTATGTAATGTTTAGCAGGAAAATCTTCGAATAACCTATGTTTAATTTCATCTATAACTACCTCTGTTTGTTGATGGAAACAATGGTCAAATTGTTTAACATTAAACTTTTTACAAATATACTGTGCTAAGTATTTACTATACCAGAGTATATCATCTGGTTTATAGGTGTTATATTGGGCAAGTCCTTGGTTCTTTTCATTTATGAGTCTTTCTAACTCTAAAACAAGTTTGATTTCTCCATCAACCTCCACTGCTACGGTTGCATTATGGGATCCGTATATTGCTACGTTAATCATTACTTAAGTTTATTTCTTTTCTTTCAGCCCAACCTCTTTTCTCACTATGTCCCCAGTATACTACTTTTGCAGGTTTTGTGGCACTAAGAATTGATTTTTCAAAATGTATTGGTTTTCCTAGTGTAAAAAACTCTTCCATTTCCTCTCTTTCTAGGTACTGGCTTTCTATGTTAATTCCTTCTTTATTGTCAAATGCTATTAATATAAAATTATAGTCTTTTCCCGGTAAATCTTCTGGTGTTATATCTACTAAATGGTATGTGGATTTCATAAATGAATCTTCCCATGATTTTTGAGATAAATGTTGAGGATTAGGGGGGTATTGGTCTGCTGCGGTGTATTCTTGTACTGCTTTTAATTTAAAATTAATACCAGCATATTTTTCATACTGCCGTAAACTACGCACAGTTCCTAAATCATACCCTGTAAGATCAAACCCATTATCTTCAGTCTTTAGTAGTTGTCTAATTTTAGATCTTCCTATATCTTGCTGAGTGTACCATGTGTTATCTCCTCTTTTATGTTGATCATCCCATGCTAAGATACCGTCTCTTTCTTCTCTCATAGTAGCATGCCAAATAACTATTTTATGAGGGTGAAATAAGTCATAACCATGAGTGTAACTTCTAACAGTTAGGTTTAATTCTTCTCCTGCAAAGTATATATCAGTATCATGCTTTATTTCTTTAGCCCATTCGTTTTTACCGAAGCAAAAGTGTCCTGAACAGAATCTGGCAGGTACTGGTTTTTTCATATTTTTCCAACCTCTTAATAAGGTAGGTTGTATAAAAATAGTACCGTGTGGGTAGAAACTATTAAATCTTGTAAACCATGGAACATCGGTTCTACCGTTAGGTTCTTCAAATGGCTTATACTCAGGTAAATAACCTGTTAATAGTGGCTTATACCCGTCCTTTTCCAGGTTAGAATGCATTGTAATTAGCTCTTTATCCCAATGTTTAATGAATCTATGGTGAGAATCTAATTGAAGTACGTAATCTTCATTTTCTAGCAGTTTCTCATTAATAATTGCTCTTGCATAAGGCAGACCTTTTGCTTTTTCATGAGGAATATCGTAGATCTTAAATCTCTTATCTTTTCTGTACTTATCCAGATTATCAAAGTCATCATCAGGGTGATATTGTCTACAAATACCGAATATAATTCTTTTTGGGTTTGCTGCTTGGGCTAATGCATCTTCAATAGTGGGTATTAGTTCAGGCTCCCTATAAGCTGGGAGATGTACAAATATTTTAGACTGCATCAAATCGGTACTCAAATCTATCGACATAACCATGTTTTTTAGAGTTAGGCCAAACAATTACTTTAGCAGGCATTGGGCCATAAAATTCTTTCCATATATTAATAAATGTTCCGTCTGGAGTTGCATCTAACAAGTTCTGTAGTTGCTCTTTATTAAAATCTTCTCTATGAATTACATCTCCGTCGGCATCTCCTTCAAAAGATACTACGCAGAATAGGTAATCATTATATTTAAAATGATCTTTGTGTATATCTACACAGAATTTCTGGAATGGTAGTAGTGTTTCTGACCATTCTTCATTTTCATCCAATGGTGGGTTTGGAGGTGTTTTATGTTTTAGTGTATACCCTTGTAGCTTCTTTGTACTAAAGTCTATTCCAGCATATCTTTCGTATTCTCTAAATGTTCTCTCTTTACCGAAACCAAAAGGCTCTAGCTGTCTTAGTTGACACGGTCTACATTTTACTCTACCCACACTAAGTAACATCTTAACTCTATCAAAAGATAATTTATCTCTATCTCCAAAGTTTGAATGGTCTCCCCAGTGCTTTCTAGCATTATCTCTACCGTAATGGTGCCATGCAAATATTCTATGAGGTGTTAGTAAGTCATACCCATGAGTGTAAGCTCTTACTGCCATAGTAATCTCTTCCCCATGAAAGTACAAAGAAGGATCATAAGGTACTTCTCTATTGAATTCACCCATTGTAAACATAAAGTGGGCTGAAAAGAATCTTGCTGGTATAGGTAAGGTGCATTTGGCAGCATTTTCTATTGTATGTGGTCTAGTGTGTAACGGTCCTTCTGGTGCAAACCTATCAAAGGTTAGGTACCATGGTTCGTTTACTCTATTTTGTGGATCGTTGTCAGGATCATAAGATGGTATATAAGAAGTAATCAATGGTTTTTGGTATCCTGCTTTTACACAGTCGAAAAATGTGTTGATTAGTTCTACATCCCAGTGTTTAATAAACCTATGGTGTGAATCTAACTGTAAAGTAAACTGTTCATCAGTCCAAAGCTTTTGTATTTCAGCTCTTGCCCAACATACTCCTTTAGCCTCTTCTGCTCGCATGTCAATAATCTTGAACCTTTTATCCTTTTTATATTTCTTTAGAGTATCCCACTTATCATCATCATGATGTTGGTGGCATATTCCAAATACTAATCTTTTTGGATACTTTGCGTTTTTGATAGCATCTGCTATAGTAGGTAACAATTCTGCATCTCTATAACTTGCTATATTAATAAAAATATAATTTTCCTTCATAACTTTTCTTTTAACCGTCACAATTTAAACAATCTTCTGATGTTCTAGATCCAATGTCGCCATTGATTACTGAATCTGTTCTTAGATAATATAGTGTTTTTATTCCTAACTTCCAAGCAGTTTGGTGAACTAAATTAATAAATTTTGGACTATCGGTGGGATCAAAGGCTAAATTTAAAGATTGCGTTTGATCTATGTACTTCTGTCTTGCTGCTGCTTGCTCTACTAAACCTAATTGGTTTATTTCTGAAAATGTAAGGAATATTTTTTTATCTCCATTTGGTAATACGCTTTCAGGTAGGTTTGCTACTGATCCTCTATCTTTCATTATCTGATCCCAAATTTCTTCTGTATTAGAACCTTTCTCTTCTAAATAACTTTCTAATGCAGGATTCTTCCTAATAAAAGTACCTTTAGCTGAATTAAATGTAAAAACATTTGCTGGTAATGGTTCAATACCGGCTGATATTCCTCCTGTTATGGTGGAATTTGATACTGTTGGTGCTATTGCCAATACATGGGAGTTTCTCATACCTGTTCCTCTACACCAAACTGGTTCTCCGTATTCGTCTGCTAACTTCATTGAAGCTGCTATTGCTTGTTCTCTAATTTGTGAGAATATCTTGTGGGTCCATGAAGTTGCTTCGATAGAAATGAATGGTATTCTCTTATTTTGTAAAAATGTTTGCCATCCTAAAACTCCTAAACCTATAGCTCTTCCTTTTTTAGCTGATCTATGAGCTCTTACTAATGATTCTCTACCGGAAGTCTTATCTAAAAATTCTTCCATTACACCATCAAGGAAGTATACCCCTGTTTCTACTAAATCTGTATTTTTCCACTCATCATATTTAGCTAAGTTAAGTGAGCTAAGACAGCAAATAAAAGAATGTTCATCATCTGTAAATAATGTAATCTCAGAACAAATATTAGTCATCGAAACTTCTAAGTTGTTCTTTACATATGCTTGTGGATTAGCGTTATTAACGTTATCTTTAAACATAATGTAAGGTTCTCCAGTTTCCATTCTTGACTTAAGTATACTAATCCATAAATCTCTTGCTTTTGTATTATTTCTTTCTAATTTTTGCATAAACTCATCATCTATAACCACACATTGATGTAGGTTTAAACACTGTCTATTAGGATCACCTTTAGGTCTACGTATTTGTAAGAATTCTTCAATATCTGGATGATTTATATCTAGATTAACAGAGGCTGCCCCTCTTCTTACTGCTCCTTGATTTGTCGCAATGATAGTAGAATCATAAATCTTAGCCCAAGGTACAATACCTTCAGATTGACCTAAATTTTCATTTCCTCCGATCTTTCCACCTCTTCCTCTAATATTAGATAATCCAATTCCAACTCCACCACCTAGAGAAGTTAATCTCATTAATTCAGCATTAGTTAAACCAATTCCTCTAATAGAATCAGGTGTATCTATACCAAAACAAGAAATAGGCAGTCCTCTACCGGTTCCTGTATTAGATAATACTGGGGAAGCTAGGTTTAACCACCCTTTCCATATATATCTAAAGAATTTAGAAGCTAAATCCGGTCTATCTAACCGTGATGCTACTCTATTCGCTACTCTTTTATAAGCTGTTTTTGGGGTTTCCTCTGGTAGTAGATAACCTTTGGAGACGGTTGCTAATGATACTTCAGTCATCCATTCAGGATAATCTTTACCCTTTTCCCAGTTTGAAATATCGATGTTATTTACCATTTATTTAGTGTTTATGTGTTTTTAAAAAGCGTTATCCCAATCTACGGTTCCTTTAGAGTAGTTAGTAACTCTACTCGCAAAGAAATCTGTTTGTTGTTTACCCGCAATTACTGCATCGAACCATTTCATTGTTTTTAAAGCTCCTTTATCTATTTCAGATGAAGGTATAATAGGATCTAATCCTAAATCTCCCATTTTTGTATTAACTCTATGTTTAATAAAATTCTTTAATTCGTCTTTAGTAAGATTTTCTAAATCTCCTAATTCAAATATCTTATCTATAAAATTAAATTCTAATTCTAAAGAAAGGTGGGCTGCTTGTTTGATTTCCTTCATTAGTTTTTTAGTCTTAAATTCAGGATGCTCCTCCATTAACGTTCTAAACAACCAACAACCGGCGTCTGAGTGTAATGATTCATCTCTTACAGACCATTCTACAATCTGACCTATACCTTTTAGTTTATTTCTCATTTTAAAAGATAATAGAACTGCAAAAGAAGAGAATAAATTTACTCCTTCAGTAAAAGCTGAAAATATAGCTAAGGATTTAGCTCTTTTTTTCCAATCAGGTTTGCCATCATGTCCATCTCTAACGTCCATTAACGCTTCTATCTTGGCCATTGTAGCTTCATCCTCTAAAAATTCAGCAAAATCGTCTAGACCTAACTGTTCGTTTAGTAAAGAATAGGCTTCTGCATGAATAGTTTCGAATGATCCGAAAGTAGTGGCCATTGCAATAACTTCTGGTTTTCTGAACCACTTAGTAACTAATCCTGTCCAGTAATCATTAACTACTGTTTCTGTTTGTGCGAAACCTTTTAAAATTCCCCCTATTAGGTTCTTTTCTGAAGCTGTTAGGTTGGATTTCCAATCACTAACGTCTTGAGCCATAGGTACTTCTGTGTGTAACCAGTGTGCTTGTTGCTGTTTTAACCAGTAGTCGAATGCTTTTGGATACTCAAACGGCTTGTAAACAATTCTTTCATTAAGTAGGCTCATAAATTTTATTTTTTATTATTTGTAGACAGTTAAATCTCCTAAAGTAGAATAATCTATTCCAGGAGATCTAAAATAAATAGCATATATATTTAGGTTTTTCCAAATAAATCTTGCATTTTATCCGGTGTAAGAGTAAACTGGGGTTTATTCTCTTGTTCGAGAAGTTCTTCCAGGTTTGTTACACCTTCAATATCAATATGTCCGTTATTTGTATTCATTTTTATATTATATGTCATTCCATCTCGACCGTATCTATTTTTCATGATATGGAATCGACCTGTACCTAGTACCTTGTCTTCTTTCATTCTGGAAAGTGATATACAGATGTCAGCAACCATCATTTTATCGTATGAGCCTGCTGCTTTGTCACCTTCTATAATACTATCCCTGGCTCCCATTCGATTTACCTGGGAAGGTGTGATTATAGGTATCTGTAGTTCTTTTGCTAGTCCTTTAGTTGCGATAAAACTATCATCAATCTCATCTTTTCTTTCAGTAAACTTTCCTCTAGCCGGTCCTCTTAAATAATCAACATAATCAATTATAACTAAGTCCGGTTTGTGATCTAAATCAGTACACCTCTGTATATGTGCTTTTATAGTACCTACACTAGCTTGTTTCGGTGCGTATTCTTTTACTATTAATTTTCCTTTTAAGTTATCAATGTATGTTTGTACCTCTCCTCTATGACTATTTACCTCTTCAATACCATGACCTGTAAAATAACAGTCAAATCTTTTTCCTACATAGTCTTCACCCAGTTCCAAAGTATAATAATTAACTTTGTAGCCAAGCTGAACAGCATGAGCGGCAATAGCAACCATAGTCCAACTTTTACCACCACCAGGACTACCAAAAATGATGCCAAGGTCCCCAGGTCCAAACCCACCTTGTATACTATCATTAAGAGCAGGCCAAGGAGTAGGAATAGTAGGACGGTAGTCAACACGATAACGTGATTCAACATCTTTATTATATTCATGACCTATACTTTTATCCATTCCGGCTTTAATTGCTTTTTCTACTACACTTCTGATTCCTTCAAAATCACCATTTTTTAGCATGGATGCTGAATCTAGTATAGCAGTTTTCATTTCCTGATTACGACAGAAAGAAGTAAATTCTCCCTCTACATAATCTAAATCATCCTGTGAAGCTGCATAAGAATTCCTTAATTCTTCTTTTAAAGCTGTCATTAAGACATCATTATCTACTTTTTTAAGTTCTACTTTAAGAACATCCATAGTAATGGTAGTGTTGTACTGATCAAAGTACGATAAGATTTTATCAACCACCCATTTATGAGTGTCAGTATCAAAGTAGTCTGCTTTTAGGGTGTCTCTAACATTAATTAGAAATCCTTTCTGTGTTAGTAGTGCGCCGATCACTTTTATTTGGAATCCTTTTCCGTATTCTGATAATCTCTGTAATGTCATATAACCTATTTTTTATAAACTGTTAATTTTCTAAAGTTTTCTAACCATCCTTCTGTATTCTTAGTTATTCCTTCTATTTTATCTGTATCTAGTAAATGAAGGAATGCTCCAGCTTGTAGATCCGGTATACTTGCTTTCATTACATCCAATATATGATTTTTTTCGTTATCATCCAACACAGACTCATGTAAATTCATAAGTTCGTAATTAGTTTCTACATGATCCCATGCAGTAAGTATTTTAGAGAAAATCTTCTTACCTTCTAAGTTCTTTTCACATACTCCGAATACATAATCTAATTCCATAGTAGGATCATCAATAAGTTTTGGGAATTGTGAAAGAATAGTCTTTATACCTAAACCTTTTACTCCTTTTAGGTTGTCTGAGTTATCTCCAAGTAAAGCTTTTACAATATTGTAGTTTTCAGGTATAATACCGTTTAGTCCTTCTCTAATATTAGCTTCTGTATAAACTATTTTCTTTATTGGTGCATAAACCTCTATAGTATCATCTACTAATTGTAAGAAATCCTTATCTGAAGATACTATCGTGCATTTTTTAACATTAGAATCAGAAGCTTGCTTACCTATATAAGCCATAATATCATCCGCTTCCAATTTCTCCATCATTATTTGTTGGACCGGTAAGCATTCAAGGTAGTCTCGTACTCTATTCAACTGTCCTATCAGGGCTTCTGTTTCTTCTTCTTTTGTATCGTATAATCCCCAGTGAGTAATTCTACTAGTAGCTCTATTAGCTTTATATTCAGGATTGATATTCTTTCTATTAGCTGATCCACCTTTTCCGTCCCATACTATTATTACTCTGCTAGGTTCGAATGTTCTTACTAAGAACCCAAGGGAGCGTAAAAATCCAACCAAGCCACCTATGTGGTAACCGTCAGGGTTCATTGCTTTTAGTAAAGAAAAACTACGAATTAAAGTATTCATAGCATCAATGACCATAATATTATCATTTAGCTCTTGAGGAGGTCTTTCTTTAAGGTTTTCTAAAATACTGTTGTATTTAGTGCTCATTAATCTAATAACTTAGTAGTTATTTTCTCCTCTTCTAAGTCGCCTTGTTCAATTAAGTCAAAGTCCATTGTTCCCACTAGTTTTAACCAGTGTTCTTTATGTGTATCCCTATACTTATCAATAGCTTTTTTATCATCCTCGATAAATCCGTGTGATGTCATTACTACCCTACCTCTGGATTGTACTCCTCCGATATGGTTCTTTTCGACTTGTACATTAGTCCGTTTGGCGAATTCCACCTGAAGGCCGTCTTTTACTGCTTTAATTTTAGAAGTTCCAGGGTTTGTTATGTTACCAAAAGTAACTACTAATGTAGCATCGTACCACATCGACATTCCACCTTTATTTTGCAGCTTTGGTTGACCCATAGGATGCTCAGGTTTCATAGTCCATACTTTATTTATTGCTACTAATGTATTAGTGTAAGGATTGCCTAATTTTCTAGAAAGTAAGATCTTTTGATTAAGGTTATTTCCAAATTGAGTTGACATTGCTCCTGCATTCCATTCATTATTGTTCTTATTAGAACGTATTGAAAGATCACATGGTACAGATCCTACTGAATCCCAAAAGAAACACATATCGTGAGGTAAATTACCTTTTGTCTGTTCATCCATTAGATCAGCCATATAAGCGGCTACATCTTCAATGGAGTTGATAGTACCTCTATCTGCGTAGAGGAAGAAGCCATCGTAATCTGTTACATCACCTTCAGAGTCTTTTAACTCTGCAAGCTCTAATCCCATCATTTTAGCATGATCCCAAGACCATTTCATCTCCGTTATAATGAATACAGGTAAAATTCCCATTTTCTGTGCATTCACTGCTGCTTCTATTAGTGCTGTGGTTTTCCCAGTATCACTATGTCCACGTAGTAATGTTATATGTCCAGTTGGTATGCCCGGTAAAGATGTTATATTTACAAATGCTTTTGATAGAGGTATCCAACCCTGTTCTTTAAATTTTACTGATGAATTAGAAAAACCTTTCTTCTTTTTAAACTTACTTAAGTCAAAATTTTTTTTGACGATCGCAGATGCGGCTTCTATAACTTGTTTTTTCTTTACTGTCATGTTTATTTATTCGTTAAAAAGATCGTCGAATTTGCTTACTTTATCATTACCTGTTCCTGCTTTGGCCAACGTAAAGTCAGTCTTAACTGCTGCCGATGGTTCTGCTGCTGGAGTATTAGTCTCCTCTGCGTTAGGGTCTAAGTAACTCTTTAGTTGTCTCTTGATAAACTCATAATCATACTGTGTAAATGACTCTTCTGGTGATGGTTGTTCTTTTAACCATAGTTTCACGTTGTCATTATTGTCTGATAATGGTGTTTGTTTTGGTTTGATTCTTACAGTTGTTACTGGGTAAGGATTACCTGTGGCTTGTTCTACAACTAAGTCCCATCCATTAATAACATCAGTGTAATCACCTACATCTTCATCTTCTGCTAGTGCTAGAAGTGCTTTGTAAATTGTTACTCCAAATCCCCATAATCTTACTCCTTGGTCTTCTTGACCTCTTACTACTACCGGAGCAAATATTCTAGTTTTCGGAGTTAGTTTTCCTGCTAATGACCAGTTATCTTTATCAGATGTCTTTTTTAATTCATTAACAAACTCTTCTACCGGATCTTGTTTACCAAAATTAGATAGAGCTACCATAGGATATTTACCTACACCGTAATGAAACTTTAATTCCTTAAATGGGAACGCAGGGTCAAAATGTGATGGTAGAATTCTTACTACTTGTTTACCTATCTCAGGTTTCCAAAATATCTTTGAGTAGTCTTTTTTTTCTCTGTCTCCAGAGTTACTGTTTAGCTCACCGAGCTTTGCTTTAATTGCATTTAAATCCATAACTTTGTTTTATTTATAACTTATTTAATTAATATACGAAAAAAAGATCAGGGGACCAACTCTATTATACGAAAAAGTTTAGTATTAATCCTTTTTAACTCCGGTCCTTTGGTTAGGAGGACGCAATTCCTATAATCAGTCCAATCGACCTTATAGCTTGTATCAAGCACTCCTCCATTAATTGACTTAATTAATGTATTTAGAGCGTTAATTGTATAAAGTGTGTTGGTTTCTTTTTTTCTATGTACAAGTATTGTATTATCTAGAAATGCAGATACATTTCCGAAATCTACATTATAGGTACAGATATACTCGTCTTGGCTCTTTGAATAAAGCACAAAGATTTTGTTGTATATTATTTTATACTTCTCTTTTATCTGAGCTAGATTGTTTTCTAGGTCTGTTTCTGTTGAGAAAGTACAGAAAAGCTTATTATTCATATCTCCAGTTAGGGGTGTTACGTCGATATCGTAATCAAATACCGGCCTTGCCAAAACATTTTCCATTTGTTATAAATATTATATTATTTTATAAAACCAGGTTTTTAGAAGACTTAAACTTGACAGGGTACTTCCCATCTTCGCTCAGCACGTTCTCTAACTCATCTAGTATTTCTTTATCTTCTTTATTAAAATCGAATAACACTGAGTCATAGGTGTATAATGCGATTTTAGTTTTTCTATCTTTTAAAAACCGTAGAACATTCTTTAATATAAGAATATTTCTTGAAGTTTCCAAGCTTTGCATCATATAATTCATTAATTTAGCGGGATGCATGTCTTTTAGTTCTTTAGTGAATGGTTTATTTGATATAGGATCACATACAACACCTTGTTCTTCATACACAGTCCACATATCCGCAATATATTTTTTTATTAACTTAAATACCTCTAAGTTTTCATGTTCTTTAGGTATCTTCCCATATATTGCATGGAAATTTATCTGTTTTGCTTGTTTATACTGTTCATCTGTTATATCCTCAGTACCGAAGTAGTGTTTAGCTAATTGCTTATGAGCTGGTTTATCAGTTAATTTATAACCAATCTGATGACAGAGTAATCGAAGGTGGTACCCATCGAAATCAAATTCTACAAAAAAATCGTTTTGGGGTTTAAAGGATTTTCGGTGGGATTCGGTATGTGGAATTGCAGCAAAATTCACACTGTTGAAAGAATTGGTAGGCCTAGATGTAACATTGTATAAATTATAGGAAGTTAGTGCTATATTATTAGTAATATTAAAAATAGGATTTCTAGGATTAAATAATTCAATGAAAGCGTTATAAAATACTCCTAATCCTTGTTGTTCTAATAAAAAGAATACATTAGTAGCTGTAGTATTATAAAAATCAAACCCAGAAGGTTTTTCTTCCTCTATTACTCCTTTAATTTTTTCAAATACAGTTTCATAATATTCATATAGTTTACTAATAGGAATTACCTTATTAATACTTATATCATCATCAAATTTATTGTAAAAATGGTTGATTCCTTTATTATAATCTGGTATCTGTAATCTGTCATACTTCTTCATCATATACAGCAGAGAAATATCGTTGCTATTAAGTAAATTAAAGTGATACAACAATGCTTTCCTATCTACAGTATATAGAGTAGTAAATTGCTTTAAAATATCATAGAGACGGTCTTTCTCTACATTTAAACCTTCTTCATGATCGATTGGAACTATGAATCCTTTATCTAAGGTTATAGGTCTAATATAAACTCCTACTGTATCTGCTAATTTGGGATGATACGAAAAATTAGATGGTACTGCTTCTACATAAGTAGGTATATCTTTGTACTTTTCTAACCTCTTTAGCTGTTTGTCGCTTTCAACTATATAAAACATTTTTATAACCTATTTTAATTAAATATAAGAAAAATAATAGCTATAGGCAACTATTTTATACTTTTTTATTAAGATTCTCTACGAGTAGGTCTGTTAGAATCATATAAAGAAGAGTTTTGTTGCATTTTACGGCTTCGGTCTCCTCCTCCAGATTTTGTTGGGGTGGTTCCTTTTCTAGTACCTCTAGTACCTATAGATTGTCCGTCAACTATGTTACCTCTAGTCTGTTGGGTGGAACCTGTTGATGTTCCTCCTTCGTAATTACCCCTTTTGCTATATTCCGTATTACCGCTATTTTCAAATTTAAAACTTTTATACCTATTGTATACGTTTTGACGAGCAATTGTAATTCTAAATTCTCCTCCTGTAGATTGTGCTGTTAAGATTTCATCTTTCATAAACTGTAGTGCTTTGGCTCTTAAGGCTGGTACTTGGTTCCTTTCCCGTGCTGTTAATACCCCTAATGCAGCGTCTGATTGTTCAGTAGTTAGAGTTATAGCATCATAATCGGCTTGAGTTGTGCCTGCAGGTGTAGATGGGGTAGCTGCTGCAAAATCAGAATAGAGTTTTGCATGTTCTCCTGTGACTGTACGTCCATTTTTCATAGAATAACTACTAGCATAATAAGTATCTCCTTGGTTTCTTGTCCAAACAGCTGTAATCTTCTTAGCGCTTAATGATAGCTTAACTCTACTTCTTAATGAACTTTCATTAGTTGATATAACCATTTCTTCTCCGGTATACAGTTCTGGGTGTTTATTTCCGTTAAATACTATATCAAATAATGTGTTTATTTTAGTTTCATCGCGGGTTTGATCTAATCTTCTTCTTTTCTTTTTTCTTCTAGCTTTAGAACTCCAATTAATAATATCTTGAGTAAGATTCATTTCTTCTACATCGATAATCATTTTTAAATCATTTATTCTTTGCTGTCTTTCTTGCTCTAATTCTAATTGTGCTATTCTACGTTCTTGATCTGCTAAATCATCTTCCATTTCCTTGGTTATAGCATCTTGATCGGCGATTAATTGTTCAGCTGCTGCATCTATGTCATCTTGCAACCCTTCTGCTTCATCCAAACCAGATGTTATTTCATCTAAATCCATATCAATTGGAGCAGGTAATTCGGCTATTTCTTCTGCAGGTGATAAATCTTCTTCTTCTGCTATTTCCTCATCAGTTGGTGGTGGTGGTGGTTCTTCTAAATCTTCTATAACTTCTACAGCTCCGTCATACTCAGAAATATCACTCAGTAAGTGTTCTGTAAAACCTTTATAGAGTTTAAAAAAGTCAGTAACTCCGGGTACGTCAATTTCAGCTTGTGCTAAAACATCTATATTATTATTCTCTACTCCTGGGTATATGTAGTTTTCGAGTCTGTAGTCTTCTGCTGCTCCTAAAATATACCAAGAAATAATAGTAGTCCTTTTATATCTTAAATCTCTATATTTAATATAGTCTCTTTCGGTAACTTCTATAACTTCTTTAGTTCTTATATCAAAAAATAAATACCTATCATAATATCCTTTTTGATAATCGGGAAGATATGGCCTAGAGTAATGTCTTTTAATTACTGGGTCTGTTGTTGGGTCTCCAGTAACTTCATTAGTAATTATAATTGCATTTTGAAAGTTACCTACCTCATATTCTTTTTTAGGTAATGCAATTATCTGTAAGTTTCTCGTTTGTAGTAGTACTATATCTGCAGGTGTTGGTTTAGTCAATAAAGCTGTACTATCAGCTGTACTACCGGTTGTACTATCAGGTGTTGCTTCATCATCGGAAAGGCCTAATGCTCTTCTAAAGAGCTGTTCCATAGCTTTTTTAAACAAACCCTCTAATACTCCAAAGTCACCACCAAGTAAGTCTATACCTGGTTGCAATTTCTTTATCATTGATTTTGGATAAAACGACATATTATTCTGTTTCTGAGTTTTTCTCTATTTGAGTAGCTACTTCAGCATTTAATGCTTTTGCTAGATCTGGGTCCTCTTTTTCTTCAAATCTATCTCCTGATGGGCCCATATCTATTTGAGGTGCTGATGATACCTCTGTTGTCCATTTATTTGCAGTTATTTTTTGAGCTATGCTGGTAATTTTATAGCTAGATCTTAATGATAAATAGTCGGGTACAAGACCTGGTGCTATTCTAAACATTTCTCCAACACTTATTCCTGAGATTCCGTCCATAGTGAAGGATAATTCAAAAGGTAATCTTCCAGCTGGGAAGTCTAAATACAATCTAGTAATTTCTTTTTTTGCATAGTCAGCATAATGCCCTGTAAGTGTTTCAAATTCACCTTTATCTATCTGCCCTTGTCCTACAAATTTATTAATAGCAGCTTCGTACCTCTCTATAGCAGCAGGTATTGGTTTTGTTGGTTCTTTGGATATTGCTAACTGCTCCTTCTTCCATTCCTCTAGTTCTTCATCAGTAAGCTTTTCTGTTGGTGTTCCTGTAGTTTCTTTTATTTCTGTTTTTAATCTATCCACTACTCCTTCAAATGAAGATACTAGTTGACTTGATGTATTAGCTCTTGTCTCTATAGCAGTTTGGGTAGCGACTGCGGACGATACTTTAGTATTCATTGATACATTCGTAAATATCGATTCTTGACCTTGTAGTTGCAGTGTTGTTCTATTTAATAATTCTTGTTTATTAGCTCCTTCGTCAACAATAGCAAAAAAACCAGCTTTAGAATAGTAATTGATATTTAAATCAGTTATACCTCCCAAATTCACATCTACCTTTTCGAGCACTGTTTGCATATAGGTTATTAAATCTACTTCACCGTTTTCTTTTTTTTGTTTTGAAAGTTCTCTTAGTGTGTTGTAGAGCATACTAGTCTCTAACCAAATATTATAGATATTTTCTCCGTTAGGGGCTGTAAATATATTTTTTTTACGATAACCGGTATATAAGTTTTCATTTACAGGCATCTTAGGTAAAATACATATACTAGGGTCTAGTGCAAAATGGTTAGAGTAGGTAGTATATCGGGTAAAGAGATCTTCATAAGGGATTCTTACTACTTTTTCACCTCCATTGGCAGTAGGTATTAATGTATAACTTATTATCTTAAGCCAAGTTTTTAACTTAATATATATCAAATCTTTATCAAAATTACCGGAATCAGCTTTTTGCAAAAATATACCTGCATCTTGGGTATTCCATTGCATATTACAATACTTCTCATTTAACTTACTTAGTAATTCCTCATGATTTGTTCCGAAATTTTTATAAAATGAAAGTATATCAAGTACAGGTGATTTTGAATTATCAAATCTCACATCAGCAAGTTCATCTAAATTTAGTCCTTTTCCAAGTTTTAATTTGAATTTTTCTTTCGGGGGTGTTATATACTTCAAAGCCAGGTTGACCGCAATCCCGGTTCCTAACAATGGAACTGGTGTTCCTATTGAAGCAGGTGATCCAAACGCTGTTGTAAAAGGAGAGTTTCCTGATATTAACTGTTTTAACTCTATTGGTGGGACTACTGATCCAGGCCCTGCTAATGTAGGTTTTGGAGCTCCTGTAGCTTTCAAAGCTTCTAAAATTTGACCTTTTGAAATACATGAAATTTTAAAATCAAAGCTTCCATCAGATTGAAAACTAATACTGTAGTTAGAAATAGTACAGATACTTGCTTCATAATTTTGATCAGAATTTTGTCTTAATGCTTCTATTTCAAAAAGGAGTTTCTGTTCAGTTAAGTTGGATTTAAAAAATGTATTTATAGCTTCTGAATTTGATATAACATCTCCTGTGTTATTTATATAAATGCTGTTGCCATACTCTACTAGTAACGTACATCCTATTTTAGCGTATAGTTTTTCAAATAATTGAAACTCTTCATGATTAAAGCATTTGAAAGTAAACTCTGTTTTCATTACTCCCGAGAGCCCTTGATATTTACTAGAGAAAGAAGTAATACCGGGCATTGGTACTATTCCTCTATCAGTTGGATGATTTTGATATGTAGAAGTTGAAGGTTTATCAAGATCAAGTCCTTGTCTTAGTAGAAAACTCTTTTTTTCTGTCAATGCAGTTCCACCAAAGAGTATGTTATTTTTAGCTGAATCTGGAGATCCTCCTATTGATGCTGCTGAAGAGATTCTTAGCCAAGAAGTATTACTATTTAGTAGGGATATTTCTTCAGAAGATCTTGTTCTTTTACTTAGAACTCTAGATCGAGCAGATATTTGTTTTATAACTGCTGGGTTAATTGCGGATCCAAAAGGGGTTCCTAAAAAAAGATCTGGTTTTCGTCTAGCCATTACCTTGTTCTATTTGCGGATCTGTACAGCTGTAATACTCTTTGTTTATTTAAAGGAATTCGTAACTGTACTCCTGGTTTAACTGCTAAGCTATCTCTCACAGAAGTATTTGCTGATGCTATAGCCCACCAAAGGGTGCTATCTTTATAAAACTGTTGAGCTAGTGTATCATATCTATCGCCTCCTGTGGTAATAACATAAATATCTTCCTCAGTTTCAGGTATATCTGGGTATATGGGGTTGAGATAATATACTCGATTATCTTCGCTCCTAAGTTTCTTTATTTGATTATATCTGTCCATTAATTATTATAAATTAAATTTAACTTAAATCATGGGTTCCGCCTTCAGCTGCTTCAGTTAAAAAATCTATACCAGATTCTACATACCCTGTTACTTGTTCTGTCATTGATTCTAAATTAGCAATAGCTGTATCTTGTTTAAAGAATTTATTATCACTTGGGTTAGTTGAATAATGGAAGTTACCTGTTTGAGGTGCAAATGTATGAATTGGTGTGAACGTTAACGCACAATCAAGTATATGAGGTAACTGTTGTGTATTTTCATGTGGATTTAACTTAGTCTCCCAAGGGTAGGTAGTATTCCAAGTATAGTTAACTGCACTAAAGAAACCTGGTTGAGATACAAGGTAATCCCCTATAGTAACATTAACTATAGTACCTCTCATAAAGCTTTGTTGTGAATGGTATGTTGGTGCTGTTGTTGAAGCTAAAACGTTTAGTTTATGGTACATTGGTTTTAATTCCTCTCTTGTCATAACCGCTGATTTAAATCCAAAGCTTATTGCTCTACTAAACCCACCGTAAGTATGAAAATCTTCTCCTCTTCCTAAATACTTATGAGCATTCCAATTCCCAGTATATGAATCTGAAAAAGAATCTAGATAAGCTCTAAAGTATAAGAATGTATTTTCTTCTCCTTCATCTGGGTCTATTACTTCAAAATTAAATTTTATAAAGTCCTCATTAAAGAAGTTTTCCCCAGTATGTGGGCCCATCATGTTAATTTTATCTCTAGCTGTTTCTGGAGATTTTGAGGTATAGTTTGCAGTATATCTTGATAAACCTCTGCCGGCTGTTCTTCCTAATCCTAGTCTTTCTTCTTTAACTATTTTAGATTCAATTACTTTATATTCTTTAGAGGTAAAGTCATAAAGTTTTCTATCACCTTTTACTGATGGTTGTGAAGTTAAAGTTTCTACTATATTTGATAATGGGTCTTCTGTAGATATCCCGTTTCTAGGTTGATCATAAGCATAATCTTTTGCAGAATGCCTATTACCGTATTTTAACTTATTTTGATCAAATGTTTTTGAGTCTCCATCTCTAAGTTCACTAACAAATGAATTAGGGATTGGAACTTCTTTTCCTTGACTTGAAAAAACATGACCTTGTTGTCTTCTTAGGTACCCTTGTTTACCTTTAAATCCTAATACTAAATGTGTTCCGGAACCTGCTAATCCTGCTTGAGCTATAGTTTCTGCAGTAATTGCTACAGTATTTAAAGCTAATTGACCTGCTGAAGCAAAGACGGCTCCTATAAAACTAAGTACGTCTCCAAAAGAAGTATTATCAGATGATGCTAACCTACCTCTTTGAAGAGGGGCAGCACTTCTACCTTTATCTATAGCATTAAGGGTAGCTACATTGCCCATAAATTTTATTCCCGGTCCTGTAACCATCAACTTACTTAACCTTAAAACATCATCTCCTCTAGCTTCAACCTGTTTACTAACAGAATTGTATATAGGAGGATTCTTAATGTCTTTTCTAATTAGTGGCTGATAGCCTGTATATTTAGGAAAGTCCTTAAGGGTAGTATGCTCTAAGCTGTCAATTAATGCCATTGATTAATTATCTAGGTAAGTTAGAACTGTAAGTGTTTGAAGGTTGAATACCGTCTAAATCTAATTCCGTAGCTGAAGGTGGAACACTAAGTGCTATACCTTTACCTTGTACGTGAAGTTTTGATGATCCAAATGCTCCTGCTCTTAATTCAGGTGTATTACCTTTTAAACCGTACTTTGAACCAATTGATCCTTTTAATATGCTCATAATTTTAATTTTAATTGTTTTATATAAATAGTGTACTATTGTTTTGTTGCAGCCATTACTAATCCTTCACCAACTAATTTACCATCTAAGTTAATAACTGTTCCTTTTGAAACTATATCAATTAGCTGTTCTAATAATGATTCTACATTACCACCTAGCTTAGTACCACCGGCCATTGTGATAGTATCTTCATTTAAAGGTTTAATAACAAAATCTTTAGTGATTAATGGATTTGATGCTGTACCTTCTGGTTTTGGTGTTACGATGGATGGTGATCCTACAGTTTCAGAAGATGCAGCTGCGTCGCTTGCTTCTTTTGTAGCTTGTATAGTTTTATCGTAACCAAAATTTTCTGCAATTGATTTTCCAATTGCTCCAGTATGTGAACCGGCATTATCTGCTATTAATCCTCCTAAACCTCTTCCCAGCATGTCACCAAGTGTATAAGCTAGACCACTAACTAGAAAGCCTGGTACACCTGTTGCGCTTAAAGCAGTTACTAAAGCTGCTGCTCCAGCTCCACCTATCATTCCAGTTATTGCTTGTATTCCTCTTTTACCAATTCCATGGTGGATTTCTTCTTTAGAAGCTCCTGATGCTGCTAAAGCTTTCATATCATGGTTAGCAAGCATTGTTTCAATAGCTCCACCAATTACAGGTACTTTTCTTGCAAATTTACCCATTCCTTTAAATAATTTACCTAGCTTACCGCCAACACCTTTCATTGAAAATATTTCTCCAGTTTTTTCTGAAACAAACTGACCTGCTTTACTTGCATTTTTGACAACAAAATCTTTAGCTCCTTTTGCTGCATTACCAATTCCAGTTCCTACGTTACCTGCTTTTGTGGCAACAAATTGGCCTGCTTTGGTTGCTTTTGAGGCAATATTTTTGCCTGCATTTCCAACTGCTTTTCCTAGACTGCTATTTTTGATCTTGCCGGCACCTGTTTTTACTGCGTTTTTAGTTGCTCCCCATGCTTTACTCATAAGACTTTGAGATTGGGGCCCTTTAGCAACATTTTTTGCTGCTTTACCGAGACCTAACATTTTTGAGATTGCAGTTGTAAGAGTGCTAACTATTGAGGTTGTCATATTCCATGCAGCTTTAAATGGAGCTATGATGGACATGGCGCCAATAGCTGTCAATGCAGCAGCTACTAAACCTAAATTTGTTTCACTTTTTGTAATCCAATTTGCAAAATCTATTAGATATGGTAGTATTTTTTCTGCTAATAGCAGCTGTATTTTTTCAAATGCTGAGGCTAATCGTTCTGCTACTGTAGCTTGGAATAAGGCTTGTTCATTAATTTGAGCTCCTAATTCTAATTCAGAAAGTTTTGAATTATTATGCTTTTGACCATTAGCAAGAGCTTCTTCTTCTAATACTTTATTTGTTTCTTTTGATTTTAATTCTGCTGCTAAAGATTCTGCATTTTTACCTAATGCGGCTGCAACTGCATTTTGTTGAAGAACATTCATATCTCCAAAAGACTTAGCAGTAATACCTTGTTTAGCTATTTCTCTGTTAAACCCTGCTATATCTCCATTTAATGCTGCTAATCTGGCTTTATCTAAGTTAAGGTTTCTACCAAGTAACATTTCTGCTTCCATTTCCGCTGTTAAGGATTGCTCAAAATCAAGCATTCCACTCATTGCATCTTTAGATTTTGATAAATCGGTACCTAACTTTCTTGCTTCTGCTGCTGCTAGCTTTAAACCACCGGGGAATTTTTTAGTTGACAATGCTGTCTGTGATGAAGCGTTTGCAACATCGTTAAGTATGTCTGCTCCGCTTAAGAATACTTTATTAGCTTTATTAAACTTTTGAGTAAATCCTACAGTTTCATCTGTTATCTCTTTTAGAGTTTTTCCAGAATTAGCTGCTTCTTTATATAATTTAGCAGCGGCTTCTGCTCCAAGACCCATTCTATTAGCTATACCTAAAATATATTTATTTGTTTCTTTTGAAACTACTGCTGATGTATGTAATGCTTTATTGAATCCAACTACTGCTCCAGCTGCTTCGCTTACCGGCATTCCCATTCCTGCTGCTGCTGCGGATGCTTTTGAAAAGGCTCTTGCTGCATCTTCACCAGCCATTCCTAATTCTCTACGTATTTTAGCTGCTCCTGCTTGTATCTTTTGAATTCCTTGCCACAACATAGCAATCATTGTAGTAAGACCTAGCTTCATTATATCTTTAAATGCATCTTTCATACCTGATGCGGCTGAGCCTCCATCTGCTACATGTTCTGCCATTTTCTGGGAGGATTTTGCAAATCCATTGAAGACTGGGCCGAGTATAGGTATACCGGCAAATACTTCTGCGATTCCACCAAAGACGCTAGCTGCTCTTGCTACAGATTGAGTAGTTTTACCAAATTTTTGGGCTACTTTTAGTAGTGCTTCTGATGTCTCTTTCTGGTTTACAAGTTCCTTTACTTGTGCTTCAGCTGTTTTTAGTTTGTCTTCATCAACTATTATTGATTTTTTAGCAGCTTGAATAGCATCTCTACTCTCTCTTGAAGTATTTTTTGTTTCAGAGGATATGGTTTTTTTAGATTTTTCTATTTTCTTTTGAGCTGTTACTATTTTTGAAGATAGACTAGCTATTTCAGCTGTTTGACTAGCTATTTCAGCTGCTGTCTCTTTTACAGCTTTATTAAAACTATTTCGTTTTTTTGCATTAGCTAAATCAGTAGTAGTCATCCTCTCCATCTGCTTCGCTAATTCTAATGATTGTTTTTGGAAACCAGTCATAAACCTCATCTCACCAACAGTATCTTGTGAAGAGGCACTAACCTTTTTCATCGCCTCCTTCATTTGGTTTAAAACATCAACGAATTCAGCTCCTGCTTGTTTGAGCTCATTCATTTCCTTTGCTCTCTCTTTAGTTGGAGGTGTTGTCTTTTGGATGGGTATTTTAGCCATTTAGAGTAATACTTTCATATAAATAGCAAAAGCTTCTATTATTTAGAAGCCTTTGTGGTATAATTTGGTCTTATGTCCGGTTTAGCTACGGTAAGTTGTGGTTTACCGGATGCGTCTTGTTGTTGTTCTTTTTGATCAAGGTAAAATTGTTCTATTTCTTGAAAAGTATACCTCCTTAACCAGATAGGCATATTATAAACAGTATGCCAGTCGTAACCCCCTTTACCATGAAAAACTATTTCATGGATTTGCTTAAATAGATTTTTTCTATAATTTGAAGTCAGGCCAAAAAAAGGTAACCCCTATCGGGATCTCTACCTCCTCTTCTCCTCCTTCAGGATTATCGTACGTGTAATTCATATCAATATCTGGGGATACTTTTTGGTATTCTGCTCTAAGAGCTCTTGCATCCGATGCTAATAAGTAATTATCGACGAAATCTCTAATGTCTTTTGATTCTTTATTTTCATTAACTGAGGTAATCATATATTTCAGTCTTGTAGAACCTTCGCTGTTACTTTGTTTATCTATTTTCTGTTTTCCTTTTACTTCTTTTTCTATGTTATTCTCATCTATTTGATTTAATAACTTAAATGTAATTTTATTATCAGTTTTAGGTAAAGTAAATTTAAATTCATTTTTACCGTCTTCTAATAATTTATAGTTTATATCTTTTTCTTTTAGTTGCGATAGGTCAATAATATGATCTTCTTCACCTAATTTAAATTCATAGTCTTTTCCGTAAGATAATATACGTGCTGCTACCATAATAGCATTCTTATCTCCTGTTAACAAAGTGTTAAAGTTAACTCCTTTATCAACGACAAGTGATTTTAATACTCTATCTAATGCTGTTCCAGCTTTAATGTAGTTTGCATTGGAGAGAATGTCTTCTTCCTTAGCGGTCATATACTTCATTTCTATTTTTCCGCTGGAAAGGGGTGAGTCTTTAGGGTAAAGTAACCCTCTAGACGGTAAATCTACTGATTCAGTAGGTAATGTAAATTTGGATTCCATAAATTATTTTGTTATAACTAGTTCTAATAATAAATATACGAAGATTTAACTTATTAGGCAACTATTTTACAAAAAAAAACCTAAAAATAAATCTAGGTTCTTAATTTTCAATAAAATTCTTAGTGCTTAGTAATTAAGTACACAATAATCCATGGCTACGGTCATTGTAACTTCTGTTGGCTCTGAACTTGTCCAATCAAAACTACCTTGTGCAAAGCTAGTAATCATAGCTCCTTTTATAATCCATTCAGAAACAATGTCTCCTACAGGACCTAAAACGTTTAGTGTTATATCTTTCTTATAAAAATCAGAGTAACCTGCTCTTCCTGTTACTGATTCATATGATAGTCTAGCCCATTCCATACAAGCTTGAGCTCCAGATGGTGTGATTGGATCATATAGTGTCATGTCCATATCTTGCCACTCTCTTTTACCCCTTATTTTTCTGTATGAATTAATGTGATCTAGTTTGATCGGTTCGTCTGAGAAGGAAGGTGCTGTCACATTCTTAATCATAAACGACTCTATTCCGTCAATTACCATGAAGAACCTGTTTTGTACCTTTGGTTCAAAGGCTCTGAACATTATTTCGTTAGTATCTAATATTGCCATGTCTTTTTTTTATTATAAATATCTAAAATTAAAATTATCCGCTAAAAGTTGCTCCTGTTGGTTCTAATGTAAAGTCAAGAACAATAAATTCAGCTGTTTTAGCTGGTTGAACAAATATCTGTCCAATTAATTGATTTCTATCGATTACATCTGCTGTGTTGTTCGAATCATCCATTACAACTCTAAATGAATATAATCCTTGTCTCTGTACTACCGATTCTAAGAATGGATTTACTGCAGATAAGAATCTGTTTCTTGTTGATATAGTGTTTTGATCGAATACCAACGTGTTTGCTTGATCGCTAACGAATTTCTTAAGTTCTATTAACAATCTACGAACATTTACTCTATCTAGAGATGAAGCTGCTTTTTGTAAAGTCTTCTGTCCAAATATTGCTATTCCTTGTCCTGGGAATGTTGCGATAGGATTAACGTTTCCACTATATAAAGTATCTCTTTCAGATCTTGTTAATTTTCTTTCTGTTTGTAATACTGAAGGAACTCCTCCTCTTACTAGTCCTGCTGGTGCAAACCATGGGGCTTGAGCTCCATCTGTAAATGCATATACTCCAGGTACTACTACTGATGCAGGAACGTAAACGTTTTTACCTGTTGCTGATCCTACTTGTACCCAAGGCCAATATGTTGCTGCATAAGAACTATTTACTTCTGATGCTTCAGATGTTACTGTTGTTACTGCTGCTGTTCCTTTAGCTACTAAATCTACTACTGCGATACAATCTCCTCTTGATTCCGCTAACGATATAAGGTTATCTACTTGAGTAGAACCATTCGTAGCAAATGAGTGTATAAGACCTGGTGCAGATATAATATTAAATCTCCATTCGTCTTTATTTTCTAAGATTGTTATAGCATCGTTATAATCAGCTCCAATTAATCCCTGTATACCTGCTGTATCGTTTGAAACATCTCCAAAGAAGAGTGATGTTGCTGTTACGTTAGTACCGGTGGCACCTGCAAAGGCTCCAGATGCTGCTGCTGGAATAGAAGCTGAATAGCTTAATCCTGCTGCATCTTCATTAACTGTTATCCCATCTGTACCTAAATAGTTTGAAGTATTTACTTTTACGTCTGATACTCTAATATAGTTAGATCGGTTTGGATATTCTCCAACTGATTGTATATATGTGTTAGTCCCGTCTGAAGTTTTAGATGTGTAACTATCACCGATTTGTTTTGATACATATCGATCATCGTTTGGATCTAAACTTAAATTACTAAACGTTTCTAGTATAATTTTGTTTTTGTGATTGTCATCACCTCTTCTTACTAGTAGTGAGAAAGTACCTTTTGAAGTATTAAGGTTTGAAACTTCCCATCTTATATTGTCTGCTGAACCACTTTTAAGTGCTCCGCTGTTTAATTCATCGCCGCTAGTATATTCTATTGATCCGGTTACACCGTTATATTGTATACCTTTACCAAGTGTTTTTAATTGAAGTATTTCTGTTGCTGGAAGCCCTACTGATCCTGATATAGGAGTTGATTGTGCTGAAGTCCATCCTGCGGATCCGGATACAACCCTTGTGATAAGTGCTGTGTTACCACCTTGATCGAAATAATTTTTTACAGCTAAGGATGTAAAGTACTCTACGTTAGTAGAACCTGAAGTGAATGTTCTACCGAACTTCCTTGAATATTCCCCAAAAGATGTTACAGTAGTAGGATTCTCAATCGGTCCCTTTGTTGTAGGCCCAATGAAAGCTGCTCCAACTTCTTGGGGTGCCGGGGAGATAAATGATACGTCATTTTCTCTTGCAAGTACACCAGGTGAGATTATTGTTTCTGCCATGTTGATGTTAATTTAAGTCGTGTTTTTATATAAATATCGTTCATTCCTCCAAACCACTCTATAAGATAGTAAGTTAGATTACATTTATAAATAGAAAAAAAGAATCTAAACCACCTAAGAATTTTAACTAATATTTCCCGTCTTTAAATCTATTTCAATATTTCCGTATTTTTGATTTAAAGAATTGGTTAATGAAAGTTCAAAATTTTCAATTCGGAGTTTATTTTCTTTTGCTCTTGTTAATCTTTCTTCTAATTGCAATTCTAAAAGTTTAATCTCTCCTAACTCTATCAGTAAATGTTCTTTATCAGTCTTAATAGCATGAACTTGTGTTAGCTCTGCTTTTTTTATTTTAGTTATCTTATTAGCCATAGTTATTTATTATCTTTATCTTTAGCATATGTTGCGTAATATTCTGGTATATCAATTACATTATACTTATGTCCTGGTATGATTGTGTTTTCTATTGATCCTTTATCGGTGTTTAAAAAGTACTTTACTAATACATCATACTTAATGTCCATAATGTACTCTTCTCCTTTTTCTTTTAATAAACGTGTTAACTGTTCTGTTGATGGATTTTTTTTGTGCCATCCTGCTCCTGCATGGTAGCTTTTTGGTTCAAATCTAAAAGGTTCTCTAACTAACATAGTTCTATGCGTAGAACCATTAGATAGTATATGAATACCCTTTTGATGTAAAAATTCTGCTGACCATCTATGGTTAAGTATTAACTCCTGACGGTTTTTATAGAAATGGGATGATTTATCTAAAAAATAATTTAACCAGGCCATACTATATGTATCCATAACCGAAGGACTTCCAAACATAAAGTAATCATTACACCATAAATAACCTCCTTTGGAATCTACTCCACTAGGATTATACATTAAATTATCTTTAATAAGACCTTTTCTCAAAACGTCAACTAAAGAGTCTAAAGCATCACGGGTAATGAATATATCAGATCGAGTCTGAAGAATTGCATCGTATTTTATATTAGATTGATTACGTAGATGATTTACTCTATAGAGAGAGTACATAAACTGGGGCTGGTGTCCTAGTGTTTCAGTATAATTGTTTAAATCAAAGTATCTACTGTCTTCTTCTTTTAATCTTTCGTAACCGGTTATCCATTTTAGTTTATTATAATCGATTTTGTCTTCCCATGTTGCAAGATAGTAGTCAAATTCTACATCATCATATAGCTTATTGTATTGAGCAAACAGCCTTCCAGTTTCTTCTATATATCTTCCACTACCGTTAATTGTTAAAGCTATTTTCATCTTTCAGTCGCATTAATAGTTAATGTAGGTCGTAAATCAAAATACCACTTTCCTTCTGCTGTGTTTATTTCAGATTTTTTATCTCGGAAAAAGTCAATTACAGAAGTAGATCCATCAAACATAGAAATCATGTTAGGTCTAATAATTAAATGCATCCAAGAAAGAAATTTATTCATCTTAAAATCTGATTCATGTAAAAATTTATCAGGGTCTATGTGGCACCTCACTCCGTTTCTATAGTACTTAGTCTCGTAGAATTCATTTATAAACCGTATAACAGCTTCAGGGCTTCCGTACCAAAGTGGATCGAAAAAATCGTAATGAGGAGTTTTATCTTTATTAAACTGAGCGCCTCCATTAGTGTATATTGTGTTTGGCTGTAAACTGTCACTTAAATTATACTTAAAATATTCTATTGAATCTGCTCTTTTAACAATTATTAGATCATAATCGTTCCCACTATTCTCACACATTTCAGCACATTTTTTTAAAGTAAACCAAATTTTTGATGCAATTCTTTTTCTCCACTTACCTAATTCTTCGGTGTGTAAAGATATAGTTGCATCAGGGAAGTATTTTAAAATCATAGATTCAGTAACATTTCGCTCTATGTCAAAGTGCTCTTCTTCACTTAAGCGACTGTATTTACATACTTCTCTACTGTAGTCCCATAATGAAAAGTAATAATCAGGATTGTACCTACTGTATGTATCTTCCCAGAATGGTGCTGCTTGTTCAAACTGTCTATATAGCCCAAATACAAATATAGCTGTTCTCATTATTTATGGTTTTCTAAATAAGTTTGTAAGTCTTCTGGTGTTCCTAATCCCCACATCTTTGGGATATCAAAGGTACGTATTTCCTTTCCATCTGATATTGCTTGATTAAATACAGGACAAACATAGAATTCTCCATTCACTTTGATATCATTGGTAATCATTTCTTCTGCATATTTTACGAAATCAGAACCATGTTTCCAATAATAAAAACCAACTGTTGCAATATCTGAGATTGGATTCTTTTCTGCAACTTCTGTTACCAATCCTTGTTCATCTACCTTAGCAAAACTCCATTTGGGGTGTGTTGATCTAAATGATACAATACCACCATCTGCATCGGTTTCGTTCATTTTGTACATAAACTCATTTGAATCCCATTCACAATATTGATCTGAGTTGGCGAAGAATAATGGTTTATCTGAATCGATAAATTCCTTAGCAAGAAGT